GAGTAGAGAAATTGAATCTCTAACCGAGTTTAGTCGGCCACACGCTTCCAACGTGCTTGGCGCACCAATGCCGGACTCTCCAAAATATTACCGTACGGTATCTTTAGGTCAAATTACTTTGACTTTTAGATCAAATATTCCCGTTCGGTAACTAAGTGGGTAAGCTCGGATTCGAGCCGAGAGGAGCGTTGCCGCTAACAGGGTTACAGCCTGCCCATTCCCCTTAAATGTCTACTTACCCAAAGTCTCAAGGGGCAGATTCGAACTGCCAACACTAAGTTCTTCACACTTATGTTCTACCGTTAGAACTACCTTGAGTTTAATTTTCCTAATTCGTTTATGAATTGCTCCATCACTAACTCCCAAACTACGAGCGAGCGGTAATACTTTTCTATCCCGATGCGCCTGAAGGAGGATAGTGTCCTCTGGCCAATTTATTTTTGGCGTTCTTGGAGCTGCTATAAATCTGCATTTCTGACACAACTTACTGCGTTTGGCTATCGAAATACCGCATAATGGACACTTTCTAGACTCCTTACGAGATTCAGCGCTTTGTCTCTTTGTCTTAATAGCATGACAATTTGCACATAATATCTGTAGATTAGATATTCTATTGTCGCAGTGATCCCCATTTATGTGATCAAGTTCCAATGGTACTGGATCGTCAAACCACTGTTTAAGCCCGCATTTTTCGCAGGCCGCTTTCTTAAGACCGGCTATTAGAAGTCTTCTACGTAAAGCTGCTGTGCCGTAAAACGAATGTTCAACAAGTATCTCATCTAGAGGTATAGCTTGTCTCAGTAATGTAGTCCCAGCCGCCCATGCCATCCCCCGCCAATGCGAAGTCTCCAATTTCAGTCTCTCTATATGCTTTTTGACCGATTTATATGACCCTCCTTTTGGCGATAAATTTAACTGTCGTAGGACTCCGGCCATGGAAATATTCTGTAAAACAGCTCTTTTCAATTCTGAATCTTTCCATGTTCTCGTACCCACAGAATGTACTATAGCATATAGTCGCTCTTAAATACTCCAGAAGGGATTCGAACCCCCAACATTCTCATTTTGAATGAGACGCCTCTGCCAATTGGACTACTGGAGCGTGATTTAAATTTGAATATGCCCGATTTGCAGGCTAGCCTTACAGGCTAAAGGACTGAGGTAAACTCAGCCAGCTTTGCGAGCAAGGCAACAGCGGGTGCTGTGGATAGGAATGGAGCTGTGACGACTGAAGTCTTGCTGTTCGAATTGTAGATGTGTTCTTCATATCGTCTCTTTTTCAAACTTAAGCGGTTCGGGCGGGCCGGAAATATGCCGGTGCCGCCCTTACCCAATACGCCATTGATAGCGACGTTTTTACGCTTAAGTTTCTGCAGCTTGTTTGCTGCATTGATAAGAACTATACCACAACGTCCGGCAAAGTCAACAAGAAATTTTCAGCACCAGAGTTTGCATTCGTTGAGCCGGTCTGGTATACGTACCGAGGCGAGTCGAGCAAGGTCGTTCTGTGTAGCGTGCCAGTACCCAGAATGGATAAGATGTAAAGGATATCTGCGTAATAGCTCTTTTGTATCTGTATCGTAGACATCTACGCTAGATTCTGGAAGATTATCGCGTACTGTCAGATTTATATATTTCAAGCAGTTTCCAGATAGCAGGCGCTGATACCACGCTCATTCAGCAGTACGCCGAGAGCACTTTTTACAATTCTTCCTACCGGAGCCGTTGCTGTAACGAAGTGCGGGCCTTTTCGCGGGTCGTAAGTTACGCGCATTCTAAAATCATTTCCATCGGCATCTATACCGAAACATCCATGTTCATTTGTTAAGGTTCCGACGACAAAAGCATGCACATTTTTATGTCCGCTTTCGAGTACACGCCGCCTACCAGCTTCATTGACAATGAAATGCGCATCACGGAGTAGGACTCTGTGTTTCCTGGCAATCACTTTTCCTTTGTATAATACTGAATACAGCGGGGCTGCCGACCGTCCGTGTTTGAGATTACGATAGACTTTGACAATCATATTTCCTACCTGAGCCGGTCCGGTAAGTACACGCTGCCTACCAGCCTCATAACAACGAGTGAGGTGGTCATGAGGTTTCGCCCATTAGCGTTAGTGCTTTCAAAAGCAGATAAAGTGATTTAAGATGCCTTTAAAAGCAGGTTCCTGGCTCATCTTCCTCATTAAGATCTTCTTGAGTTTGTGCTGCCATCCATTCTTCGTAACTCCAATCATCTGCTGATCTCATATAGACTTTGACAATCATAAAAGTGGACGTGGCGGGTATCGATCCCGCGTCCGACAAGTTCCTTGTAGGGCTTACTTGCCGTCGAAGCCATTCTCACGCCCGTTTATAACTTACGAGAGTAGTATGTCACAGTGTAGTCTGGCGAACAAGTAAATTTTTGATCGCATTCTGGACATTGTATTTTTTCTTCATTACCAGAGGACTCAAAGTATGTCCATGATTCGGAAAATTCATAGCCGCAGTATGGGCATACTATCTCGTTCGTGTCGAGACAGTCAATTGCATCTGACATAACTGTTTCAATTCCTTTTTATTGAGTTGTTTTTTCCTAACGATTATCTTATCGACAGTGTCCAGCTTGGAGTTTTTTTCACCCGTGACCGGATCTATGGCCGGATGTCTATAGGTGTAAGTAAGAACGGATTTCGTTTCCAAGTACCAGATTCCATTTTCTTTAACGTATGTGCAGTTTCCGCTAGCCGGTATTCTATCGACAGATTTGGCCGTTCTTTTGGCCGATTGTTCCCGTTTATATTCCAATCGCAATTTAGCCCGGCTACGCAGGATGCCAGCTTGATCGACATAAAAGCTGTATCGTGTCCAGTTAGCCCCGCCGATACGATGGACTCCTTGCCATCCGCACCCGTAGATATGTCCATCGGCACCTGTATAGGTTTTCTCGGCTACAGGCAGGTGATCGTGCGGGTACATTCTACGCCAGAATGTGAAGAGATCTCGTTTGCGTATTTCTGAGTATACTTTATCCCACGGCTGCCCGCAGCGAGACTGTAGGAAGCGATCCATTGCCGAATAACTGATATGCATTGTTTCAAACTCGTTTACATTCCAGGCCACGAAATTCAGGTTCTCTACGCTTGGCGTGGATCAAAAGATTTCCAGTGTGTGAATTCTCGAAGTACATCATAGATAATGCGTTACGACCGGCGCGGTAGATCCCGGCAAAGACGCCAGCAGCTACCATGACGTCGTGACAGTCATCAATCAGAATCCATTCAGGTTTTGATTTAAATGCCCGGACCATGTCATCGGCTTTATGCTCTAGTGCATGCCCGCCGTCGATGTGCAAGAGATCGATTGGACCGTCTGGATGTACAAATTCATCCAGATCGGCAGAGTCCACAACCCGGCACGGTAATAAGGGATTATATAAAACCGCCCTATTCGGGTCAACTCCCATAGCCATGTTATCTATTCCGAAGAATTTAGTGTCCGGATATCCTTCAAGGAATGCCTGCGCCGATACACCCCAGCCAACTCCAACTTCATAGATCGTATACGGCTGCAGTATACGTGCAACTGCCAATTTGAACCGCGAATATTGCAACTGTTCTTCGTCTGACATGTGCGGGAATTTCTGCACAACTTCCGGGATCATAAACGGGCGATGATCGTATGTTGATTGATCCGCTGCTGCTACGATTCTAGCCCGTAACGCTTGTAAGAATTGTTTCTCTTCGAGATCAGTCACACGTTCTCTCACAAAAAACAAACCAGACAAAAAACAACGGAATCCCCACGCCGCAGCCAATTAGTATTCCGTAAAGTATCTTTATGATTATTTCATGCATAAACTAATTTTGTTATTCACACTTCTCCTGAACAGATACATGGCGTGATATTACTCTATCGTCTATGGCTGTGACAAGCGAAAAAGTGACAAGCAAAAAAGCACAACTCCGCAATTCTAACTTTTCCGTACTTGAAGGACGACAAGATCTCATACGTACAGAGAAATTGGATGGAAAAGATTATCTAGTCGCACCTGTCACACCGATAGTCGAAGGTGTGCACAATGGCGAGTATGTATCTTACGAAGAGTTAGTTAGCCCTTATGCCGATATTTGGAATGGGCGTCCATTACCTGTTACTCATCCGATGGATGCCAATAACGAACCTGTTACGGCTGGCAGTCCTACAGTCATGGAAAGTTCTGTGGTCGGTTTCTTGTTCAATGTACAGGCGCGTGAGGATATTCGCGGTATATCGGGCGAGTTGTGGATTGATTTAGTTAAAGCTGAGACTGTTCCTGGCGGGAGTAAGGTCGTACAGCTACTTCAAGCCGGGCAACCTCTTGAAGTTTCTACCGGCTATTACACTTTTGTAGACAATACGAAGGGTGTATTTATCAATCCTCGTACCGGTGCAGAAGAGAAGTATACCGGTGTGCAAGTCCAACTTAAGCCGGATCATTTAGCTCTTCTCCCGAACGATGAAGGGGCATGTAGCTGGAAAGATGGCTGCGGTGCTCCGAGAATAAATCAACAAACGGATGACTATGCTGTAAATTTGAACACTATGGCTACAGCCGCTGTTACTTACAATGTTGCATCCAAGGCACGTCACCCTTCTTTTAGTGGTACCGAAACGTCATCATGGGGAGCTGTAGATAAGAGCTTTGGTGCTTATGCGCGTGCATACATCAAGTCAACTAACTCTTCGGACAGTGTTCCCAGTTCAATCAATGATGCCTCTGATGGTATGAAGAAGTGGATTGCTTCCAAAACTCTTCTTGGGGAAGCTAGTGCTACGACTCTCCGCGATCTTATTTTTTTCCCTGTAGTTAATCCTGGCACTGGAAAATTGAATAAGGGTGCCCTACTCGCAGTTATTAGCGGTAGAGGATCTCAGGCAAGTATCCCGGCAAGTGCAATTACATCGGCTCAAAATGAAGCGCGTGCACTTCTCAAGTCTGAATTTCAAATGGATACAAAAAATAATCAGGCTGTTGGTATCAAGGTAAATGGCTCACAGCTCGCAGCAGTCCTTCAGGGTGCTTTAGAGTGCTACGCCAACGAAACCGGCTCTGATGAAACAATCGCAGATCTCGCGCAGGCAGCCGATATCGATGCCGCTACTATGTCTCAGATTGTTGCCGGTAAGATTGATTTTGTTCCGCGACAGTGGCTAGCTATCTGGGCAGCAATTCTGGATATTGATCCATTTGATATGCAGATGGCAGCAAGTAATGATAACTGTGACGCTCGCTATGACGCGCCTGATATCGACGATGCCGGTGAGGGTGATATGGCAATGGCAGCGAATGCAGCTAAGAAAATAGTTGCAACAAATGATGGCACAGGCGTGACCATACCCGATAATCATGAAATCGAGCAGTCAGGAACTGGTACTTGTGCACCTTGCGCAAAGTCGCTGACGGTGAAGATCAAAGAAATTCTGCAGACTTTAGGAATAATTAAGTCTGACGATTCGAAAGAGGTTCTTAACAACATGACTCCAGAGCAGAAGAAAATTAAGGTTGACGGGCTGATCGCTTCGAACAAGAACAAGTTCACCGAAGCTCACCGTGTTCAACTGACGGCTATGGCCGATGCAGATCTCGAATTGCTCGACTTGGCTGTGGTAGCAGATCCTGCAGTTGCAGCTCCGGTAACGGCCCCAGTGCAGAATGTTGCAGCAGTCGTAGCCCCGGTTGCGCCAACTATTACAAAAGAAGTGATGATGGCCACTCTCGGTCTGTCCGAGGAAGAGCTTGCATCAGTTAAGAGTGTGACGAATGCGCAGAAGGCGACTCGTGCAAACAAGATCACACAGATCCTGGCTGTGAACGGTAACACTTTCACGCAGGAAGAGCTTGCAGCTTTCAGCGAAGCATCGCTCGATAAGACCTTGGCAATGTTGGTACCGAATACCACTTCGCCTTTCCGTGTCGCCGCTGGCGCACGCATTGAAAATGCTGAAGAGATTGCAATTGCTCCGACTATTCTCTTGGCAAAGCCCGGAGTTAAGGGTGTGGACTTTGCAGTTCAGACCAGCAAGAACGCACAGAGAGGTACTAACTAATCATGCCGAACACAGTCATTCTTCGCGGCGAAGCATTTGTAGTCCGAGAGGATAAGGGTAACGCTATCCTGAGTCCAGGACACTTGCTTGAATTCAACTCTTCAACAGGACGCGTCCAGAAGCACGCAACGTCAGGTGGTGCGGCGGCTCGGCTGTTTGCACTTGAGACGGACTTTCAGGGAGGCGGAGTCTCAACGGCTTACGCATCTGGTGATCGTGTGGTTTACGCGGACTGCCCGCAGGGTACGATCGTTTGGGCATTCCTGGCATCCGGTCAGAACGTTTCACGTGGCGCGTTCCTGATGTCTGCTGGTGACGGTACGCTAACAGCGCAGACTAGCACCAACTACTACGTGGCGCAGGCTGATGAAGCTGCAAACGCAACAGTAGCCGGTACGACCACAGCCGGAATTCGATTCAGAGCGAGGGTTATCTAAGAATTATGGACAAGGCACTTATTCAACACGCAGCAGACTTTTTGCGCAGTGGCGGCAGTCCGGCGAGATTCCTCGCTACCAACGGACTCAATGCCATCGGCGCTCTTCGTACCAACGATGTACTCCGTAAGGAAGAATGGCAACAGTTGGACGAGACCCTTGTGGGCGTTGCTCGTCAGCGTCTCATCGGTATCAGCGACCTTGTTAGCCGTGGGCTGTCATTCAACCTCGGTGGACTTGGTGTGGTTCTTTCGCAGTATGAACAGCTGGGTGATATGACGGCTGCGAACGTGGACTTCTCCGGCGTAACCGAAGGTGAAAAGGATAGTGTGACATTCACTCTTGTGAGTGTTCCGGTCCCGATCTTCCACAAGGATTTCAGTATCAATATTCGTCGCTTGGAAGCTTCACGCGGTCCGAATAGTATCGGTGCTCCTATCGATCGTACTCAGATCGAGACGGCTGCTCAGAAGGTTACAGAGCAGATGGAAGAAGTTCTGTTCAATGGAATGAATAGCACAGTAGGTGCTCTTGGTACTGCTCCTGGCGGTTCAGTACAGACCGGTGCCGGTAACGTGACATCGAATAACCTGTACGGCTACACAACGCATCCGAGCATCAATACTCAGGCTGGGTCGTCATGGGGAACTGCAACTAACCCGCAGACTGACGTCATCAACGTTATCGGTGTCCTGGAAGGTGCTCGCTACTTCGGTGGTCAGTATGTTCTTTACGCTCCGACAGCGCAGTACAACAAACTTCGTAATTTCCTGACGGACGGTTCTGGTGATCAGATTTTCGATCGTCTCCGTCGTATCCAGGGTATCGAAGATGTACGTCCTGGTGATCGTCTGACTTCTGGAACTGGTGTCATGGTTACCATGCGCCGTGACGTGGTAGATTTGGCTATCGGTCAGGACCTGACGGTTGTCGAGTGGGAAACAAAGGGCGGTCTTATGCTTCACTTCAAGGTGATGGCAGCGCTTGCACCGCGAGTTAAGTCTGACGCAGCTGCCGGATCGGGTATCTGCACAGTGACCGGAATCAGCTAAATAGCTGAGTTGTAAAGATTAAGGGGAGGCTAAATGCCTCCCCTTTTTTGTTATGTATTCTCCTGATATTCACGATTCGCGACTTCAATAATGTCGCCTGCTTCGGCAATCATAAACCGGAGAATGGCAAGCTGACTACCCTCATAGCCTACAATGCCATTACGTTGCATGAATCTGTACAACTGCTCGATCAACTCGAACATCTGCGGTGCTTTGGAGAGGATAATGGCATTACCGGTACCTGTATCTTCTCCGACAGCGTATGTGCTCATCGTAGCGACAACTTTACCGGCAGCGCTATTTACAACTTTCATGCCCGGAGTATCCAAACCGGTTACTCTGTACGGTCCTTTCGAATACATCATTTAGGTTCCTGTCTCCTTCGAAAGATATGCTATACTCAGCTGTTCTGTATGTCAAATAAAAAAGGAATCCCATGGCAATAATTTATCGGCTCCTCTCAGGAGCGATTTCCCGGCCAGATGCTGAAGGTGTAATGAAATTACACAGAGCGCCGTATGATTTTGTTCCACTACCCTCCGAACTAGCTGCAAACAAGTGGCGGATGGTAGCCGTTCGTGATGACGGTTCGCCAGATCCTGCAAGTGTCCCGAAGACAATTGTTGGACAAGCAACCATCAGCGATCCACCGACAAGTACCGCCGTGAAAACTGAAAAGCTTCCTAGTATGCCACCTGTAACGATAGCCGAAAATACCCAGAAAAAGGATATCAAGTTCGATATCGATAAGCTGAGCAAGAAAAAAGCTCTGGAATACATATCTGGTATCAAGACTACCGAAGAGCTGGATCGCATTTTTAATCTCGAATGCGAAGCTGCGGCCCCACGCGAGGATGTTATTACTGCAATCGAAACTCGCAGGACAGTTCTTGTTGCGCAAGCTGCTACACCGAAATTGGATCGCAGCGGCGAAGGTGGTGGAATAGTTACAATTAGCAGCTAAAACTCCCACCAAATTGTGCCGTGAGTGGCGTGGATTCATACTGTCACTCATGGCACGTATAACTGTAACCGATCTCCGCGCAATTTTCTCTACAGCTCTTGATGATACCACTCTAGGTGCGTTTATCAATGTGGCTAATATTCTAACCAATGTTATCCCGGCAAGTGCTGCAAATCCACCATTAAGTGATGCTGAGTTGTTCGAGATAGAACGCTGGCTAGCCGCTCACTTTGCCGACATTCGAGATCCGGTTGCTATCCGATCCAAGGTCGGGGACGGTGAACAGCACAGTTTCCCATATTCTGTTACAACAGCGTGGGGAAAAGGTTTGAATCTAACGGTATACGGGCAGCAAGTTCTTGTTCTCGATCGCAGTAGCTTTCTAGCTAATCTTGGCATACCTCGCGGGACTTTCCGTGCCGCTCCGCGTGAAGATAGTAAGAATTTTACGCGACATCTTACTAAGGATTAAGAGGAGCTAAATGTCGTTGTTTACTGCAGCCATGAATGCCGTGGCGACATACTGGGCACCTACAGGATCGTACGGTGTCTATGGAGATCCCGTCTTCGCAGCTCCGGTTGTATTGGACCCAGCAACGAATAACGGAGTGCGTTTCGAGAGTAAGGTAGTTAAGTTCCAGAATATGCGCGGGGATGAGGATCTCGGTCATTCTATAGTGTATTCCACGCAAACTGCATTTGCAATAGGTGGTTATCTCTACTTAGGTACCAGTGTGGTGACCAATCCAGAAGCGGTATCCGGCGCATTTCGTATTTTGCATGTCGATAGTTCCTCTGAACTGCGCAGCAGTGGCACGACTCTATACAAAGCGATACTCTAATGGCAGTCAAAATTACCCACAATATTGATAGCATTGTAGCTGGTATCAAGGCACTGGTTAATGGGATTCCTATTGCAGCGAAACAGTCTTCAAAGATCATCGCAAATAAAGTTCTCTACGATTCGCTGTATGGCAGTTATCCAACGTGCCCGAAGGATACCGGGGCTTTGCGCTCTACAGGGCGCGTGGAAGCCGTACAAGAGGGGTATGCTGTCATCTACGGTGGAGAGACACCGGCTGGCGGATTTGTGGACTACGCGGCTTATGTGCATGACGATTTACGGGATCGCAAATATACATTGCCGGGATCGGGTCCGAAGTTTGTAGAAGCTCACATGCTGGATATTGCAGAAGATTTACCGGAAGGTGCTTCAGAAACCCTGCAGGAATTAGTAGATGACATTGAAAGGACATATAGGTAAGTGGTATCGACTTGTCTGGATTGTGATTTCCATGAATCTGAGTATATCTGCGTCCGATGTTGGGGATGTGAATCCTGCTGTGTATGTGACGCGGGCGTAAGATGGCTATCTGTGAAGACTTTCCTAGGAGACGACGATAGTGGGAGCGCCTAACATTGGAGCAGACATATATACCTATTTAATAGGGCAAGGTGTAACTCCGATTACTATCTATGAGCTAGCTGCGCAACCGATTAATCAAATTGCTATCATTGAATATGATAGACGCAGCACTAGAACACACGGGAAACAGGCTAATCCTGGCGGTATCAAATTCGACACTTCCAGATTCCAAATTTTATCCAGACATACATCGGCGCAGACTGCATTGATGAATATACTAAGTATTATTGATCTATTAGACGGGCTTGGGGATACCACAATAAATGGCGTGGAATATACAGATATCTTCAAGATTAACGGCCCAGCAGTCATGCAGCGCGGTGAGACAGGAAGTAAAACTTTCTATGCAGAGTTCCAAGCTCAAGCGATTAGATCCTAACGTGTTATACCTAGTAATCAGGCATCTTAGAGACTTTACCGTAGACATGATGGAATGTTTCGAGGCCGGTGACTGGAATATCCCATCTGGACATATAGTTTTATACGAGGCTGGACTCCTGCTCTCTAAGGATATATCTGCCGTTCTCGATAAGTTTTACATCACGAAGAATAAAAAACAACTGCACGAGGATCTTATTACCGCAGGAATTGCTTTTCAGCATCGTTGGCAAGAATGGCTTGACAGAAGTACTCTTGAGACTTTCCGATACTATCCGGCATCGAAACTGTTTCATGAGCAGCTACTACGCTGGTACAAAGGTGCAATTAAGACCTACCGTATCTGGCTTATAGACTTGGCCAAATAATCTTCTTCCAGCCCGTGACTATACTGCATACTTGCCTTTTTACCGCATCATTGCGGCGCAGGCACGCAGCACGCCTCCCTGTTGTAACGATTAGGAGTAGAAAAATTTTATGGCCAACGGCTTCGGTTGCTGGAAGAACGGGTTCATCGGTATTGGTGGTGTGAACCTTTCTGACCATGCACGTGACATTACTCTCGATACAACGGTTGCAACTCTTCCGAACGATACACACGGCGATAATGTTCTGAAGATGATCTCTGGGCTGGAAAGCTGGTCTGTGCAGGCTACATTCCTGCAGGATTTTGCTTCAGCCAAGGTCGATGCGACGATTTCCGGTCTTCTCGGTAGCAGCGGTTTCGGTGCAGCTCATACACCGTTTGGTATTGAAGTTGGCGCGGATGCTAGCAGTTCAGTCAGTGCAACCAATCCGCGATTCAGCGGTGCAGCTGTTCTGTCGAGCTATAAGATTCTTCAGGGCGCTCACGGTGCAAACTTGGAAGCTCAGGTTACATTTACCGTAGCCGGTCAGCTAACTCGTCGTATCATATAACTCTGGTTTGCAAAGGTTTTGCCGGATTCCTTAAAAATCCGGCAAATTCAACTCGCCCAGCTAGGGCCACTTGGAGTAACTCATGTCTACTGTCTCCCCGACCACTGTCCAATCCATTACCTGGAAAAATAAGAAACCACTTCTCGATCTTGCCGCAGTTACAGCATATCCGCTTGAATTGAAGCAAGGTGCAAAGAGTCCGACTGTCTATGTATTCATGTCTCCTTACAAGCCTGAAGAGCTGAAGGATGTACTGAGTAAGATTGTTGCGGGTTACCGGCGCACGAAACGTGACTTGGAGATCGAGAATGCCGATAACTCTGTCTATGCATCTCTTTTCAATGATCATTTCGTAAGAATGTCCAATGCGACCGGCACACCGGATCAGCAGCGCCGGTTCTTTGATAACAATCCGAATCTCAAGCCGAGTGTTGTCGAACACACATTTGGGGGTCTGCGCAGCGAGCCTATTGAAGCTGAAGACAGCACCGAATTTGATATCAATGTCGATGCGACTGTCCTGAATGCCGTTGTAACGCATCAGCCGATCTATGACGAGATCACCGATACAATTGCGGACATTGAGATGGTTCATTCTTACGTGCAGCCTACAGAGGCCCAGTATCGCGAATATAAGGCATCCAAGCGTAACCGCTATCTTCAGAAAAAGAATCTCTGGACGGTAGCTGAAAACTACAACACGCTGGAAAAGCTTTACGATGCGACAGTCCAATCGATATCCGGCGCTCTCGTGAGTGGTATCGAATGCCGATCGGATAATAAAACTGCCTGGATCGATAGCGTTCCGTTGTGGCACAAAATCTGGCTGGTTGACAAGATCTTTACGGACCTTGTGGAAAAAAACGTATAGCTGCGGATAGCGCTATTGAAGCTCTACGGACGTGGAATGACGCGAATGAAATTGAGAGTTGTCCGCGTGAGGAATCGTTCGTAGAACTTTTTAGATTACTGGGGGATAAAGAATCCCAGGATGCTATTCGCAGCAATACTCCAAATAAGCATCACTGTCCTTGGCTGCGCAGAAGTCCGGCAGCTTGTGAAAGCTTGCCCTATGGGGTGGATGGTATAGAAGGTGGAACAGTATGCCCGCACAATGTGTATGCGCATAACGAAGATATCTTCGCCAATAGAGAGAATGTCTATCCTGCTGTAGATAGACTATTTAGACTAGTAAACTCTGCAGACCTTGGCCTGCTGGTAGAGTCAGAGCTGGACCCTATTACGGTTACAGAACTTATTGCTTCCAAAGCGGAGCTAAACAGGCAGAACGATGAACGTCGTGAAGAGGCTCATGCAAGGGCTGCTGAGGCAGAGTCCAATAAGAATCGAGGTCCTGAATTTCATTTTCTAGAACAACCGTCCGAGTAAACGATGCCGAATATTATTTTCAACATCACGACGAACGCACAAGGAGCCATTACGGCTGTCAATGCCTACGGTTCTGCGCTCGCCCAAATCGGACCAGTTGCATCAAAGTCTTCTCAGCAGGCTACTACAGCCTTTGATCGTCTCGAAGCTACCATGAAGAAAATGCAGTCGGCAGTTACCGGCTTTGTGGCAGCATTTATATTCACGCGTATCATTTCCGGTATCCAGGATGTTATCAACACTGGTATTCAGTTCCAGGATGCCATGGTTGGTATTCAAACCAAGGTCTCCGGCACAAATGCCGAGTTTGAGCGCATGGCTCAGAGTCTTATTGATCTATCCACAAAACTACCCGTAGCTGCAGCAGATCTCGCGAGAATTGCAGAAGTTGGTGGACAGTTAGGTATCTCTAAGAGCAATTTGATGCAGTTCACGGAGTCTATTGCCGGTATCGGTACCGTATCGAAACTATCCGGTGATGAGGCGACAACGGCGTTCGTGCGTCTTGCAGACAACCTGCATATACCTCAAGACCAGATCAAAACTCTTGCGAATGCGGTGTTCACTCTCGGTAGTAAAGAATTCCCGACAACAACTGAAGAAGTCTTGCACTTCTCTCTGGCATTGTCCGGCGTGGCGGCAATGGCTAATATGTCAGCAAGCCAGACATTGGCTATGGCTACGGCTATGGCGTCTGCCGGGCTGCGTGCTGAGAAGTCTTCATCCAGCATGATCAAAGTAGTTACGGATATCGGTGAAGCTATTAACGGCAGCAATCATCATCTGGCTTTGTTCGCTCAAGTATCAGGTTTAACTGCAAAAGAATTTACAGATGCTTGGAAGGACAATCCGACCAAAGCTGTACTTTCGTTTACTGCAGGTCTTGCGGAGCAGAAGAAAGCCGGTGCAGATACGATTGCCATCATGGACGCACTTGGTCTCAAGGGTGTGCGTGTCGAAGATGTTATGACACGCTTGGGCAATGTGACAGATCTAGCCACGCGTGCGCTGAAAGCCAGCACAGATGCAATGGACGGTACCGGACACGCACTTCAAGACGGTGTTGCTAAGAAAGCTGAAGATGCAGCAGGCCAGCTAAAAATAGTCAGAGATCGATTGAACGCGGTTGAAATTGAACTTTCTAACGCTGTAACACCGGCCTTACTAAGTACTGCAAAAGCATTTGCCGATCTTGCACAAGGCACGATAACTTACAGTTCAGAACTGAAAACGTTAGGATTGGCATTAACGGTTATTATAGGCTTCGGGCTTACGAAGTGGGTTATGTCCGCTGCCGCAGCAGTAGATGCGCTAAATATATCTATAGCGGCTTGGGGAGCTGCAATTTTAGCTGTTGCCGTTCTCTTGAGAGATCTAAAGGATACTTACGACACTGTTAAGCAGGCTCAGGCGGACCAAGCAACTGCGCATGATGAGGAAATGCAGAATCTCAAGAAAGCTGCAGAGAATTTCAACAATCTCGGATATCACATTGAGATTTACCGTACGACCGTTGATCAGTTGCGGAAGGATGTGCTAGCTGCCGCAGCTGATTACCGTGAGCATGAGAAAGCTGTGCGTGCAACAGCTGCCGCTACGCAGGCACATACCGAACTTATCAAAATTGCTGGTGCAGAGCAGGCTAAATATAATGCTTTAGTTCAAAAGCACATGGATGAAGTGAATAATGTAACTGCAAAAGATAAATCATGGGATGACGCTATTAAGAATCTGCTTGCATCTGGTACATCTTTCCAAGCAATTATGCTTGTTCACGGGAATGAAATTAAAAAGCAGATTGATCTCGAACTTGCACTCGGACATGCTCTAAATCTCCAAGATGCGGCACTTCTGGCGTATATCGAAGATGCGCGTAAGGGCAAGCAGATGGTCGAGGAATCCAGTTCCGCTTTGATTGAATTATTAAAGCACGAGAACGACTATCTCCAGTTTCAGCGCGAGATTAATCACGTGCTAGATGTCGGTACAGATACTGCTAAGAGCTATTATGCAGAACTTGTAGCTATCGCTTCCATACGGAGCAATCAGGCTGCTATGAATAATGTGAATAGTGGCGGATTGAGTCCAATTGAAATTCTTAATGAAGTGAATAATAACGATCCTACACATCCAGGGCGCAATCTTCCTGGCGAGAATCCAATGATCAGTCCGGCAGATATGGAGAAGATCAAGAAGCAGGGAGATGAATTGGCGAAGGCTAGCGCGGCTGCATATGAGCGTGAATTTAGCCACGCATTCGATCGTCTGTTTGAGCAGTTTCTGGCGAAGGGTAAAATTACATGGAGAGACTTCGCAACATTTGCAACAGACATGTTCAAACCTGTTATTGATGCGTTCACGAAGCAGATCAAGGATGGGTTGATGAAAGCTATTGTTAAGCCTCTCACCGATTGGATGGACACCTTCTTTAATGGACCCGATGGGTTGTTCAATAAGATGGGTAAGTTCACCGGAGCACTAGCGATGGCTGGAGCTGGTATCGGTGGTAAAATTGGAGGTATTGGCGGTGCTATAACTGGGGGAGCTGCAGGTGCGGCGCTTGGATTATTACAGGCCGGGCATCCAGAAGCTGCCGCTATCGCAGCCGCCGTTGCCGCTGTGTCCGCTATTGTTACAGTTCTTATTAGCAAGACTCACTTGGTTGCTAATGAGTTCGTTCAGAGTTTTCAGAATCCATTTGCACAAGCTTTAGCATCTATTGTTGACGAGAACAATGCCCTGCTCGCTTCCGGTAAGCAGACTATGCAGGGTGCGACAGACGCCAAAACTGCGGTAGAAGATTTGTGGTCGAAGTTCCAGACTGCGGCGGATACCTTTGCTGCAAAGGGAAGAGACAATGCCATTGTCGTAAATCAGATGTACCAGAATATGCGCCCGTTGCTCAACCAGATCCTGTCGGATATGGATAAGGGTATTGCTACAGCCACTGAACAGGAAGCTGCCGTAGCGGCTCTCAAGAAGCAAGCCGATGATCTCGCGGCTGCGATGCAGATCATCGATAAAGTTACCGGCGCTCCTACCGGTGTGGATGCCATGGAACAGGCTTTGCAGATGATGAGCGATACTGGTGTAGCGAGCAGCCGTATTCTTGAGGTACTCGGTACCGATATTACAAATATGAATGCCGCACTGATTGCCGTAGGTATAACCGTACCGCCTCTTATTGCACAATTTGCCGCTCTGCAGCAGGCTCAGCAGGATGCGGCGGATGCGGCAGCTAAATTACAGACAGCTATCGCTACTCAGGCTGACGTAGAAAACAAATTGGCGGATCTCCAACAACAGTTAGCAGACGCTTATCAACAGAAATTGGATCTTCTCAATTCAAAGATCCAGGCTGCACAGACTGTTATCGACGGTGCAAATTCATCCATTATCAGTTTGACGGCATCGGTTTCTGCTGCGCAAAAGCAGCTTGGGGATAACGTTTACTGGACAAACCAGTATACAAATGCCATCAGTGAAACGCAGAAGGCTTATGACGATGCTGTACGCAAGCAGGCGGATCTTGCCACGCAAATTCAGGATTTATCGCGTCAGGTTGCTGAAGATCAATTCCAGATTATTATCAATGCAACAAAGGGTTCGGTCCAGGCTGTTTATGCACAGAGAAGTCTCGATGCACTCAAGAATCAGTTTGCACAACAGGATGCCGCGAGCCGTGTAACCTTGTTACAAACACTGCAGCAGCAGCTTGCACAGTCTGTCGGTGATGTAGCGCAGGCTACAGCCGATCTTGATAAGGCTAAGACGGATGCTACGGCGCAGATTACAGCACAGAAGGCTGCATTAGAAGAGCAGATCACTACACAGACAATCCAGATTGCTACACTGAGAAATACGATCACGACGGAGCAGAATCAAATTTCTACTTTGGATGCTCTCGCTCAGCAGACCATGGCATACATGAACATTCTCGGTGTCGCTCAACAGAGCGATATCGACAAGATTAATGCCACTATTGATCAGCTCATGAAAGAGGGTCTCGCGCTGGAAGATCAGCGTACTCAGCTTGAATTGTTGACAGGCATCGCAGCAAAGAGTGCTGATATTTTCCACAAGTTGGCTTTAGCTATCGCTGAAGCGGGTAGTGCTGCGGATACAGCTTCCGGTGGAAATGGAAATCCTTATGGTGCGCCGGTCGATACGATCGATAAAGGTACTGGATTGATTCTACCTCCAGGTACTTTGATCATCGGCGGGGTTCCTGTCGGCGGAGGACTGCCTGCTGGAACGTCTACAACACCGGGTGGTACAACTATTCAGCCGACGATTACGACAACGGAAGACAATACTAATACAGCTAGCGGCAGCACTGTAACAGTACAAAATCCTCCAGGAACGAATAATCCTCCAGTGAATACCAACCCAAACAATGTATGGCTTGGATTGGGAGCGTTCGCATCCGGTAGTTCATATATTCCGCGTGATGGGTATGCTTACCTTCACCGGGGTGAAGAGGTTATTCCAGCAAGCCGGAATCGCGGCGGCAATACTAGTGCTGGTGATGTTCACGTGCACTTCTCGATTAATGCGATGGATGGCCCTAGTGTAGAAAAATCGGTACGCGAGCAGATCTTCCCGGCTCTAGAGCGTATGTGGAGAACAGACGCGACCAGGAGTCGCACAAGGGCACGTTCTGTATTAGGAGTCTAGGATGGCGTTACATTGGGCATATTTGAGTGAAGTTGACAATACTATTCCCGCATCGACACTAGCGGCATCTTCGACGAACAGCGCTTTTCCTGCGGCAAATGTGAAAACAACACCTATTTCATTGACGCATAAATTTGGGGCTAAGACTGGTGACTATCAGATCGATCTTGGATCGGCAAAGGCTATTACCGGTGTGGCGATTATCAATCACAACTTGACTGCGGCTGCGGTAATTACCGTTAACGGTGGATCATCCGCAAATCCGAATGGTAGCCAGTTTACGACAACCATGACATGGAGGCAATTTGATGCATTCGTTTTGTTTGCCACGCAAACATGGCGTTATTGGAAAGTACTGTTCTCGGATACCGGTAACTCTTCGAATATCGAAGTGGGCTATCTAATGATCGGGCCATTTACTACGTCTACTTACCAGTTTCGCTACGGCTGGCATCAGGAAGACGATTTTGTGAACCTGGAGCAGACATCTGTGTTCGGTATTCAACATATCGAGTCGATGTATAGACAAACAAAACTGATGTTGCCATTTGGGCCGCTCAGTAATGCAGAATTTACGGTGCTGCGCAACTTGTATATCCAGAACAAACGTAATGTTTATGGCATTTTTATACTACCGGCGTCCACTGGAACAGACGGCTACTTCGGGCGTTTCCAGAATCAGCTCGATCGTCAGGTAGATTTATACAGTTCAGCAACACTAACTTTTCTGGAAGATAGTCGAGGTCAAAGTTCTAGCTAATGAGTGTCTATCAAACTGAAACATTTGTAGTCAGCAGTATCCCCGCTGGTACATCATTCGACTATGACATAACACTAGCTAGTGCGGCTAATGTTGTAGATATTGTATCGATCAAGATTTCTGCCGGACTTGGAATCTTTGATGTGTACAAAGACAGCGCAAGGACTGGAACAAAGCGTGTACTACATAAGATTATTCCGCCGCTCGGTACGGTTATCGGTCCTGTTATGGACAGTGAAATTTTTGATCATCCATATGAGGACGAGGGGGCAACAGGAGTAATTCATTCGAGAATCTTCAATAACGGTGTCGGAGCTGTAGTCTATACCATTACGATAACCTATCGCATGCCGGGAGCTTTACGTCCGGCAGACGCGTCAGGTTCAGATCAGGCTGGAATATCTGGAAATATATATTCTGGGGCAGGTACTGGGGCGGGTAAGGTAGCGCCGTATCAAATATGGACTCCAGTACGTGGAGCGAGCAGCTCTACAGTGCAGCCATTTGCGCAAAGTCAGATTATCCGGGCATCGAAGCTCGGCGTTTCGGATAACGTTAGTACTGCATTATTTGATGTAGATTTGCCATCGGCAGCTAGTTTTAGTTGTTATGTCATGTTCACAGTAATGGCGAACAATGGTACAGAATACCAAGTTCGTCAATTGCACTATTTTGTATCGGCTGTGAACAAAGCTGGAACGATCGCAAGTTCGATTGATCTCGCGCTGCAGCAGGCTACGGTGGCTTCATCAGGAACTATCTTGATCACTACCGCAACGATTACAAATGGTTCAGGAAAGATCACAGTGAATATGCAGCCTGACAGTAGTTTAACATCTCCAGTAGATGATATCTACTATGAGATTCATCAGTTCACGGACAGGGTTATTACTTTACTATAATGAACGTCATCACAGTTGCCATCACATGGGGCGTACTCGCCACGGACGGAGTAGACTTTACCGGGTATTATTCGTACCAGAGATTGCGTACAGCCTCGCATGATTATACGGATCTATTACTTGGCATCAGTGGACTTGAGCGCTCTGTTGACCATCTAACAGGGTCGTTTTCCAAGACAGACGCTGTTGTTACTTTGATGGACCGCAACGGAGAGATTTCAACGGCTCTGACAACATACCAAGGCAATCCAGAGGGCAAGACTGTTGTAATCAAGATTGGTGATCCAGACTATGGGGAGGCTTCATTCACAACGCTGTTCACCGGATCTATCTCATCCTGGACAATGAGTGAACTGCAATGTGAAATCACCGCACACAATATTCTGACTGGGGAAGTCCAGACACAATCGAATGTGTGGTCTGTATTTGCAAATCCATTATCCACTTATGGATATGGCAACTCTGCCGGGAAAACATTCACAGCTGCATTATTTCCGAATCTTCCAACAGAGCTGGACGGCTCTCCATGCCGTTATTTAAATCAGCTTGTGCCGATCATTGTTGGTGATATGAGTTCGGGGATCGGTATTCCTGGCATTTCTCCGGCATTTCTAATCGACCCGGCGATCGGTTCAGCTAAATATCGTTATGTCGTCGCCCAGCATGTATGCATGTCTGTCGATGCTGTCTATCGGTACGAAGTTTTAGAACAGCCTACAGACTACTGGACCGCATATACCGTAACAACTGCAACATATGGCGGAGTCCTAATGACCGTCATAGATTTCGATTTCGATCAGCGAGATCCCGACCGTGCACAGTTACAGGAGATTGCAGTCGTTGCGCGTGGCATGACATCCGGCAATACCCGATATGATCTTGAAGTCATGGCCGACTCGCCAAGTGCTTACTGGCGTCTTAATGATGCTTCTGCGGCAACAACTGCAGCTGATAACACAGCTAATGCGCAAACCGGCACGTATGTCGGAGCACCAACTAAGCAGCAAACCGGTCCTTTATTGGGTGATCCAAACAAGGCTGTTCTGCTAAACGGCAGCACTCAATATATTACAGTTCCAGACAATGCATTGCTCGATCCAGGAGACGTATTCACATTAGAATGCTGGGTAAAACCTAATACATCAGCCGGGACAACACACACTATATTTTCGAAGGGTGCGAATGGTTATCTCGTTACACTGCAGAATACTCTCGGCACAATTCTAGTTATGCTCTCCAAGGAGAGTGTGGGGCTTATTGCACAGAATCTGTCATCGTTAACAAATGGAGTCTGGACGCATATCGCGGTTACTAAGAACGGCTCTGCAATTCATATCTATATCAACGGTGCCGATTCTACAACTGTCATCTTAAATAGAACAATTGCCGGTACAGCATCCGCGTTGAACATGGGCCGTACGATCTCTACAACTGCGGATTTTTTCAACGGCACGATAGATGAAATGGCTATTTACCCGACAGCCTTGTCGGCTGCTCGCATTCTAGTACATTACAATAACGGTACAGAGCCTATTTTTCTGGAAAATCCAGTTACTGTCCTGTATCAATTCATGACACAGTTCTTCGGGTTTGCTGCAGCAAGTTTGAAGGTCAATCTTTGGGTATCCGAAGCCTTGAAAGCTGAGGCCAATACAGTATCAGCCGTCAGCACTCCACTTAGAGCTGGTTTTGTTTTAACTGAAGCAACAATGACACAGCAAGATTTGCTGCTTGAATTCCAAGTATCGTTTTTGCTATCTGTGTACAGTACTAGAAGCAATCTTTACGCGCCTTACATCTATACCAGTGCAAGCTCGACACAGTCTGCAGATTTCCAGGTAACTGATAAGTACGACATTCTCAGGGACAGTTTGATGGTGCCGTCAAATCAGCAATTCATGTCGGCTATTCAGATTAACCGGCTGTTTAGTCCGCTCAAGAATGCATATCTCGTATCCCCGTTAGCCCCGACTGATCTTCGCGGTACTCTGGGCACGGCTGTTGTTAAAGACTACATTCCTCTCGTGCTTAATGAAAGATTGATTGGAGATGATTTGGCCGGTGTATCTACATCAATGACGTATCGATACTCAGAATTGATGGGGCCAGCTGTCCAATTCCCGTCAGTTAAATTTCCATTGTCTTGTGTGAATAGAGACTTGATCTACGCACTGCAAGTGCTGCGGGATATTCCATCCGTATTGTATCGCATGAATGATGTGACATCTACGATGCTCGATTCCAGTGGCAATAATTACAGTGGAAGTTTTCTTTTCTGTACGAATGGGCAGACTGGTCCGTTGTTGGAAGATTCGAATACCTCAACTTTATTCAATGGTTCGACAAGTAATGCTCTTGTATTGGACAGTTCTCTTATCGATCTCGGGGATGTATGCACCTGCGAAGTTTGGGTATACCCGACCGATTTGAGTACTTCTCCGTATATTATCGACAAGGGAGCAAATGCCTACGGAGTGCAGATCGGGTCCAGTGGAATTATTTCTTTTGTAAAATCCGGGGCAGCTGTGCTGGCATTTTCTACGGTAGCTGTCCAGATTAATCAGTGGTCGCATATCTGCTGCACCAAAAACGGTACAGATGTGCATGTCTATCTCAATGGGGTAGATGTTTCCGATGTTACGAGCACTTCAACACTAGCAGATAATGCAGTCAATTTGGAACTGGGTATGTCTGTCGGCGGAACTTCTCACTTTGCTGGGAACATGGCGAATGTGGCACTTTATAACACGGCAATCGGTGCCGATCGTGTATACCAGCATTACGCTTCCGGCGTTCTTGTATTCGGATCGAACATGTATGACTTGATTGATGTTAATACAGTGCTAGGTGTCACTCATTGGAGAGCGCGAAAGTTCAATCATACCGGATCACCTACCTATTCAGTAGTTTATAGTGGGCAGACGGTACGTGTATTACGTATATCCATGGATCTCAGCCCGGAAAACCCAACTATGCAGGTAACCGGTATTACTAACATGCTGTCGAACGGCGCATAAGAACTGGGGCACAAAATGGCTTAGGTGACCATCCTCTACAATAGTCTGTGCTTGTTGTAGAAAGGCTTAGCTAGAGGTTCATCGAAGATGATGCGCAGGTTACAGATAATGCTACAGATAGTGTTTTTCATATTCTTACTTTGCAGCACCGCTCTTGTCGGCCAAGGTGTCTATACACTTCCGGTGAAACAATCTCAGGAGACTACTAATGCGCTTCTCGAAGCGAGACTTGACCGTCTAGATAAAGAAGTCTCGGACAATACAATACGCCAGGATGCGGAAGTGAAACAGTTTGAAGCATTGAAATCTTCAATGGATAGATTTACAGGCATCGGCATTGGCATCGGAGTAACGTTGACCATGTTGCAGGGTATTTTACTTCTATTGACATACAGAAATGGAAACAAACAGAAAATTTAAAATATATGAGAAATCTATTCATAAAACGCTCACTGTTCCTAGCATCGGTACTGTTTGTACTAGCCACCAACTCCGCATTTGCCTCGCGTGACTTCACGTCAGCCTCATCTCAGCGGATCGATTTGAACACAACGCTCGGCAACTGGGAGTATACACAGGCGTGGAGTGCCGCTGTTTGGATTAGTATGAAGACAAATGCCGGTGCTTGCATGATGGGCAAGTCAGACGCTACGGCAAATAATCGAGGCTGGATCTTTTTCGTTGCAACCGGATCGTCATTTCCTAAACTACAGTTCACAATTCAGAATGCGACCACGGCTCACGTTGTTGTTCAGTCGGCGGCAGATCAGCTGACATTGAATACTTACCATCACGTGGTGATGACTTATAACGGTAACGGGCTGGCATCCGGCGTCACGATGTATGTGGATGGGGCTTCGGTATCTAAAACAACAGTCGCTGATAATTTGGTGGGATCTACTATCTTGAATGCCGTCCCCGCCCAGATAGGGGCGAAGGGTGGAACTGGCGCACCTGTGAATTTCCTGAATGGTCTTGAAAGACGATTGCTGCTCTATAATGTCGCATTGACGGCGCAGAACGTTACTGATCTCTATAACGATGCCGTGACGCCGTACTCCATCAGCGGCTTGCAGGCGTGGTACGAATTCGGCGCGAAGGACGATGGAGCAACTCTCGTTACCGACCTTTCCGGCAATGGCAATTGGGGACGAGTTACGGGAGCGGTTTATTCATCGACCGATCCAGCCGGTATTAAAACGCGTGGTCCAAACATCGGCACAACTGGTGTCACAACTCTATCTGGACAGCTAACTAAGACTACACCTGAGCCATTTATGCAAAACCTTGGATGGTCTGGAGGGGCCAATGCCGGAGTTTCCGACCAGATAGGTCCGGGGGCTATTTTGAAGTTGGGCGCGGGTAATTATATCGGATTTATAGAAAATGATACTGGGGCGAAAGCTCTCGATGTCGGCAATCAAGGTGGGACATTCCAATATGACACGCCATCTATATATGCGACATCGCCAGACGGTACAACATGGAATTTTAACGGTCAACAGGATGTCTCGTCTAGTGCTGTTTTTAACGTTAATAATATCGTTAGTGGTCTAACTGCCGGGCAAACGACAACATTTAAAGCTGCGGTTTCTGCTGAGACCTCAGTCAGTACACTTATGTTCGATCCGGACGATAATGTCTGGAAGGCGTGGTTCCACGGTGGAAATAATTCTCCCGGTACTAGACGAATCTATTACGCCAAATGTAACTCATCATCTATTGTTACCTGCACAACTGCAGGTAATTGGCAGGTACAGAATGGTGGTGTTTGTGTCGTCTGCGAGGGCGCTGGGGGTTCCTGGAATTCTGGCCGGTCTGATGGAGCTATTGTTGTGCGGCGGTCTTCAAATCTGATGGTGATGATTTTTGAGGGGGCCGATGGCAGCAATGTAAATCAGATTGGCGAAGCTGAATCTACAGACCGAGGTTTGACATGGACTCCATACGCCGGTAACCCAGTAATTGCGAAAGGCGCAGCGGGTTCGTGGGACGTTGGCTCCGTTTTTCAACCCGGTTTTACCTACGATACTACAACCGGTAAATACATCGCATGGTATGGTGGGTGTCCTACTGGCGTATTCACCGATACTGATGGGATAGGATTTGCGTATAGCAACGATGCAAAAGCGTGGACAAGAGGAAGCTTTAATCCAGTTCTGACGAAGAATGTGAATGCTACAGGAACCAACGCTTTTGAGGACATCATAGCTAATTCTGTGAACTTATACTTGGATGGCGGGACGTACCGTATGATGATAAAAGCAGACAACGGTAATGGGACATCGGCTGGTTTTCGTGGTCGTATTGAAGCAACAATGCAACAGAGTGGGGCGGGGCTTCTTAGAGTGGTCGGCGGAGGTATATTTTAGATACGTGTAACTATATACCATAGAATGAGTTACACCGATACCGTAGCTATGTGGTAAGTTAGTCATGCCCGTTTTGTACTAAATTATGTGGACATACTCACAATCGACTGGAATTTTAATATCAGCGGACAGAACTGTTACAGGTCACGGATATGCTGGCAAGGGTTTATATAAAAATAATCCCACGGCTCAGTGTATAAAAGGTGAAGGTCCTCTACCTCGCGGATTTTACACGATCGGTCCGGCTTACAAGCACGAAACTAAGGGACCGGTATGCATGAATTTGACGCCGGATGCCTCCAATGATATGTGTGACCGATCGCTATTCCGTATACACGGGGATTCGATTGCTGATCCTGGAAACGCTAGTGAGGGTTGTATTGTGCAGAATAAGGCAATTCGACAATTCGTTGCAGGTAGTTCAGATCGGCGGCTTGAAGTTGTCATCTAAAAGGGAGACTCAAAATGAGAGTTAGAAATTTCTTAATAGCGGCTATATTGGCAGTTTGTCTGTCTATCACCGCTTTCGCGCAAGTCAAGGTGCCGACACTGATATCGGATGGCTCGTTTTTCTATAATACGCGCTGCACGGGTTCGTGCACTATCGATATTGATGTATCATCTACCGGCGCGACGACACATACGTTTACTTACATGACAGCTAAGGATAATGTCAAAGCAAGCGGTGTGAACATGGTCGTTTCGCAGGGCGCGGATACTACAGCATACTCTGCTATCACAAGCACGTCTGTAGCAGCTGGCGATACAATCACGACAACCGGAACATATCACATATTCCGGGTTGAGTTGACAATTTCACCATCTACTGCGGTTATTGACGTCACATACCACGGATATACCGCAGCTACATCCGGCTTAATTCGTCCTGGAATTACCTACAATGCGACATTGCCGGGACCGATTGCGGATGCGGGCACAGCAACAGATTTGCAAATAGATCCTCGTGCTCGTCTTATTATCTCTACTTGTGATTTGACATATTATGCGGGGGCATCCACCGCTGATGTGGAGGCTGTCGCGGCGACAGCGAATCAGACAATTCGCATTTGCTCATATGCCATAACAAATGAGAATACAACTGCCAGTGCTGTGAACCTTCGATACGCAACGGCTAATGATTGCACAACCGGTGCAACAGATATTACTCCGGCAGTCTCATTTGGTACCAGTACATCAGGTGGAATGATTCCAGGTATCGTAATCGGCAGTGCATTATGGGGCGGGCTAAAATCTCCCGTGGGGCGCAATCTATGCATCCATCGCACAGCATCGCAGAGTTCGGAAGTTTTCATTTCATACACTATTACGACACAGAACTAGGATGGCAGAGGGGTATCTTTAAATGCGCCGAGTATTATTGACTATTTTCGCGTTCCTATTCTTGGGGTTGAGCACGGCATTCGGTGCAAACAGCACAACAACAGGATCGTGTACTCCCGGCAGTCCAGCATACCCTAGAGTATCATTTACCTCAATATCTGTAATCTGCCAGTACAGCGGTGACGACAACAACAACAACAGTGCACTCATTGAATATTCGCTGGCCGGGGCTGGAACTTGGTCGGCAGCTATTGCTCCGCAAATTGATCGCCGTGCGATCATTCAGAATAACAATCCAAATACACACTATCACGAATTTCGTGTATCTATTGTCGGACTGACTCCGAATACGGCCTACGATGTTCGCACTACGGTGTCGGATACAGACGGCGTCACTGGAACCAATCCGACTACGATGTCTAGCGTAGTTACTGACACATATACTCCGCCGCTTGGTGGCAGTGCGCGTACAGCTACAGACGATAGTACACTCGGAGCATTAGTCAACGGTGCAGCCACATTAACGGCTGGAGACACCATTACAGTCTCGGCTGGAAATTATTCGGCATTTACTATCAGTCGTTCGGTCGGCAATTCCGGTGCGTGGATTAAATTGATATGCGCAACTCCGAATGCCTGCAAGATATCCGGCGTGGGGGCTACCAACATAACCATCAATGCCAATTTCTGGTGGGTAAGGGGATTCGAACTTACAACGTCTGATGGAACCGCTTTGCGTATTGGAAATAATCAGAATCATGTGCTGGTTGAGAACATTACCGAGGACTCCGTATCTACATTATGTGCGGTAGGCCTGTCATCGAATACACACTACGGTGATGGTGGAGTGACGATCGGCACGGGCGCTAGCAATATCTACGTTCGAAATAATGTCATTGTCGCGTCTACTGGACTAGACTCCGCTGCATGCACCTGTAGTGTCTCAAACCCGTGCTCTGGAGGAAGTACGAATATTTATGACAGTCCAGCTGCCGGTGTTCAAATGGGAAGTGGAGACTACAACATTTCAATAGATGGCAATACTATCACAGGCGGATTCCGTGATTGCGTTACATTAGACGATTCAGTTACAGGAGAAAACGAAGAGGAGATCAATAACTACTGTTCTGGCTATAAGGATGACGGAATAGAAAACAAAGGTGATGGACCGTTTCTGCGTATGGGCAGTAACATCATGTATGTTTACAACGCTAACGGTGCATATGGTGAGACTTTCATGGCTCCGACCGGGGAACCTGCGGGTGATGGTTTCATTCCTTACGGGCCTATTTACGTCTACCGGAACACAGGACGCGTGAAGAGTGGTTATGATGGTGCTGGCGCTGAGACTGTAATCAAAAGCGGTACGGGAACTGCCCCTATTTGGTTTATCAACAATTCATTTTATACTGACGATGCTACCGGTAACTGGATATGTTTCGTTAACGGCGGGGACATAATCTTCGCAGCAAACAACATATGCACAACTTTGAATGGACATTTTATCGATACCGGTACGACGACCGTAGACGCTTCGCACGGTATGACCTTCGAGTATGATCTCGGATATATCAGGCTGCTCAGCAATACTTATGCTAAAAATTGGAGTGGTGTATCCTACGGATCAAACGGAGTGATAAACGGAGCGCCGTCTTTCCAATCGTGCCCGACTCCGTGTCAAGAAGTTGGTGGAGCGACAGGAGACCCGGTATTTACAAACAAAACTAGCAATACTCAGATACTGCAGGTTAGTAACGGCAGCCCGGCATGGGGTACAGGTATAGCTATCCCTAACTTTGCTGGAACCGGAACCGCGTGGCCGCCGTCACCGGGCAATGTTGCGCCGAATAAGGGCGCTTTTGATGCACCTGGAGCAGCTCCTGTATTGACATCCATGACGCCGAGTACTGGTGCTCAGAGTGCGGTTGTGCCAGTTACCTTCACAGGAACAACACTCAGCACGACAACGGCATGCGGTTTGACCATAACTGGCGCATCCGGTATTACAGCCAGTTCTGTTGTTTGCGTAAACTCAACTACGGTGACTGCTACTCTCACAATTGCAGCGAATGCTATAGCCGGTGTACGTACAATATCGCTAACAACAGATAATGGGGCAAGTAATGCATTGAACTTTACTGTAACAACTAGCGGGGGTGGTGGTGGTGGTGGCGGGGGAGGTACCACTGCCGGTACTGCCGTATCCGTAGGCGGTGGAGCTAGAAAGCGGCTAGGTCGTAAGTAAACTTTATCGGAGAAAGGACAATGTCTGTGGCTGAAAGTTTGAAATCTAGAAAAATAGTATCGTTTGTTGTGGTTGTCATGGGAGTTCTCGCCTTGGTCGCTGTAACCACAAAAATGCATACACCGGAGAATGTATCTGTGCAAGCTTTGTGGGTAGTCGGCGCGTGCGGATTCTTCACGATCGGCGGGCAGGCTCTTGTGGATGCTGTCTCCAAATGGAAAATTCCCGGAGTGACCCCGTCAGAACAAAAATAGTCGTGGTATAATCAATCATGCTCTGGCTATTACAATTTCTGCCGTTTGTCAAGAAATATCAGCAATATTTCATTTACGCCGGTATCGCTGTAGCCATCTTCATGGGTCTACGGTACTGGGGTAACACCCAGTATTATAAGGGAGATACATCAGGTCGCAAGGCTATGGCCTCGGAGATCGAGAAAACCAAGGCTAAGGAATGGGCCGATCAGGAAGCTCAGATTGCCAAAGATCGCGCCGATGTTGAGATACTGATCCAAGGCAACAATGCCCAGCTATTAGCGCTCCAGCAGGCTCGTAGTGCGGCCAGCCAGCAATTCAAGGCGCAGCTCGATACGATCGATGCGCGTGCAAAGGAAGCCACATCAAATGCGTTACAAGTGCCTGTTTCTGATTTGCCTGATGCTATTCGTGCCCAAGTTGTACGCAACCGGGCTATCGCAACAGCCATCCCCAGCATTACCCCAGGACAATAAACCGCTGACGTCCGAAGAGTTGCGTGAAATCCTTATCCAGTTAATTCAGCTGGAACAGGTCACCACGAAGCTTTCGACGACGAATGATGCTTTGGACCGGGAGAAGCAGTTTGAAGTGCGTGAGCAGGCTCTGAGTGCCAAAGAACTGGATGCTCAGAAAGCTTTGACTACCGCTGCGGAGCGTGAGTCCACTGTCGAGAAGGAGAGAGCTGAGACGTATAAAGAGCTTTACTCGTCTGTCAAGAAGCAGCCCGGAACCGGTTTCGGTTGCAGGATCAAGCAGATATTTACGTTAGGTCTTGGACGGTGCGGGGAATAGTATATTGCGCAGTGCACGATTTTCATTAACTAGACGGGTACACTCCGCTTGCGCACGAGTAAGAGTATCCTGCATTTCTTCTCTGGACTGTAAAGCCCTAGACGCCTCGCGCCGGTAATAGCACTCGGGGTGCGCAAACTTCTGGCCGCTACCGTCTCCATCCCCAATGGATGCGTCCATCTCATAGATTGAAAGTGTGCAGATTGTACAATTCATGAGTTGCCAATTTCCTTTTCAACCCGATTCAGCATTGCCCGGAGAGCTTCAATATTGACTTTGAGTGTTCCAACGCAAGCGGTGTAAGACCCGTGATTATCGTTAATATCACAATCTTTTAAGCGAAATGCAGGTTTAAGCTGAGTACGCAGCTTGTTTGAAATTTCAACAGCTGCATTTGCAATAACGCCTTCAATATCAAGCATATCATGAATATCAATCATGAAATGTATGCTACAAGAAACTGAACAAGCTGTCAACTATTTTCTGTGCTGGAACTATTCTTTGTGCGGAACTTTTACCGTTATGAACCACATCATACCGGTCGGCTGTGTCGTGCAGATGCCGCATTTTAATGCGTCCTTTGCAGCATTGAGATCTCGCGGGGTGAGTGTCCAGACTGCATAAGTATCTTTCTTCACAGTCCATATAGCATAAGAATTGCTAGCGATTCTTGGCAGGTCGATGGACGGGACGGCTGCCACGTGCGTCTTGCGAACGCACGCAGCAACCACTAGCGAGAAGATTGCGACTACAATAGCTCGGCGCATGTCACCACTCACTTACTGACAGTGAGATTTGCAGCTTTGATCAGTGTTTCATCTGCAAAGTCGGCTGTCATACTCTGTGTCGAGCGGAACGCTGAACATGAGAAGTTGTTGACTCCGGACGCTATTGCCCCGTACATCGCACCGGTACTTCCGAGATCATACCGCACGGTCTGCCCGGCTGACAATCCAATTGCCTTAGCATCCGTCCAGCTCTCCGGCTGTGCACCGATATACTGAAATGTAGATTTACCTTCCCGGATTTTCCGGTCAATTAAAGTGTGGAGACTCTGGTATTCCAGCGATGCAATGTCTTTTGCAAAGCGCCTGCTCGCATTCTCTTCGCCATCTGTAACAATGATATAGATGACTTTGTCAACAAAACTTTCAGCGGTTTCTGTTGCTAGAATCGTGTCTCCCAAAGCGTCATAGAGAGCAGTTCCGCCACGCGGCCCGTAATCTTCCAAAATAGCCGGGTTGATTTTGCCCAATGGAATTGCTGTGTAGATTCTGTCTACAGTGGTATCAAATGCTGTAAGTGAAATAAGATATTCCACTTCGGGATTCTTGCGCAGATCCTCGATAAACGAGGCGAACCCTCCCAAACAATCCTTCCATGTAGAGCACATAGAACCGGAACGGTCTTGAATGAAATCTACAAGCACGCGCTGTTTTGGCGCAACTTTAATGCTCTTCTTTGCCATAATTTTATCTCCATCTCTCCGGTCTCGCCGGAATGAATATTGGGACTGGAACTTGAATTGGAACACAGACCGGCACCGGCACTGGATATACCGGATACGGTAACCAGTGTGGATACGGATAGTGATACAAATACGGTCTGCAGCGTACACACGTGCACAGATAATGATGCATAATTTCGTTTCTATGAATTGTCATTTCGCCACTTCTTTGTGTAAATTATTTGCGGCTCGTAACCTAGAAAGTCCAACACCGTCGTATTGACCGGTCTAGTGCCTTGATAGAGACGGCAGAGATAGGCAGGCTGTACGCCAAGCTGGCTGGAGAACGCCCGCAGAGATTGATCACCCTGCTGACTTTTCAATAACGCGACAACTTGTGCTTGATCTATCGGGATTTCACCTTTTCGCCACATGAGAAGAGAATGTTATCACAATTGACAACACTTTACAAGATAAATCTTCCAAGATGTAATTCTTCGATCTGCAAGGACGGATATTCCAGGGTAGCTACTGTGAAGATTGTTTTGGCGACCTCGACCGGCAGCATCGCTTTCTCATAGTTCGTCTGCCCGGCAAGCATTGGCGTCTGGATAGCCCCAGGAAACACGTCAAGCACACGAGTAAGCCGATGACGCGCCTCAATCCGGTAGGCTTTCAGGAACCCAGCCATGGCGTGTTTGGTAGCTGAATAGACAGCCTCGCTGGGAGAAAATGACTTCCCGCTGAGAGAGTTGATATTGACTACAGCTCCGCGTATCAGAACATTATGCAGAGATTCAATAAGCTGAATGTGACCGAGTACGTTGGTCTCGAACATCTGTTCGATTGAATGTCTCGGGCCGGGTAACAGTATTCTCGATTCGATGAGCGGCGCTCGCTGGTAGATACCGGCGCACAAAATCAGATATCGAATCCCGTACAAATCTCCAGTATACGCCAAGCGTGCTTGAATTGCGGAGTCGTGCAAGTCGCCGTAAATGCATGTCGTGTTGTGAGGATCTTTGCATAAGCTTGCCGTCTTTTCCAGCTCAACTTTGTTCCTGCCGGAGAGGATAACATGGCCGATGTTGGAAAACAAAATGGAAAGTTCGCGACCGAGACCGCTGGAGGCACCTGTGATCAGTGATGCCTGTCCTTTGTTGGCCGGAGATCCGTGTTCTATTTTAGGCGGTTTAGATGAACCGCACGGGTATAACATCAATCGCCTCGCGCAATTCTATAGCTGTCTGTCTCGAAATGCTGCGTACTGAATTCGAACAGGCGGCTTGCTTCAGTTGCCCAAATTCTGTGCATCGTGCCGGGAGGAATCTCCATAGAATCCCCCGGCTCCATATGTCGCGTACTAAGCACTCCATCTTCCAGAATTTCCACTGAAATACGACCACTTTCCAGGAAGAATGTTTCATGTTTCAAAAGATGAAAGTGCATGCTGCAGGCTTTGCCAGCATTGAACACTAGAACTTTACCGCAGTATAACGGGGAATTGGCTATCCACAATTCATAGCCCCAGCCCTTATCGTGCTTAATCGGACGTTGTATCGATTCCATATAGTTCGTCAAAGTTATCTGTAGGTGCAAGATTCAATTCCGCAAATGTCTTTTCCAGGACTGGGATATCAAACTTACCGAACCACTGGCTTACCGCACCGATAATATCCTGATCTGTTGGATAGTACGAGTCTGACATAGACGGAGCAGTAGGGCACGGCGATTCTACACACGACAGAGTCACCACGGAAGCTCCTTGAACATTGGCACGCGCCGCAATTTCCATCGCAAACTGGGATGTAGAATCGATCACCATCAACTTGCCGGTCTTACCGACAGACTCGCGAAGAGTCTCCATGTCGATTGGGTAGACAGATACAAGATCGATAACTTCCACCGAAATACCATGCTCACCAAGTACCTTTGCAGCACGTAAGGCTTCCAGGACAAACTCGCCTGCCGCCACAATAGTCAGGTCTGTACCACTGCGCATTATCATGGCCTTGTTAATTAACATGGACGTGTTAATAATCGTCCCTTGAGTCTTGTATAGCCAGCGTGATTCGAGAAATACTACCGGATTCGGATTCTCTACAGCAGCTTGCAGTAACGAATATGCTGCCTGCGGGGTGGATGGGCATACTACTTGAAGTCCTGGTACAGAGAACAGCCCTTTATAGGACAGTGTATGCTGCGGTCCATTTCCCCATTGACGGCCCATTGCAATGCGCAGCGTCAACGGACACGGATAGTTCCCGCCGAACATGTAATTCCACTTCGCAGCTTGCGTGATAATCTGATCCATGGCATGTAGAGCGAATTCGATTCGTCCGTGATGGACGATCGGACGTAAACCGGAGATTGCCATGCCTACTGCCATACCAGTAACAGCGTTCTCACTGCAAGGTGTATCATGTACACGGTCGTGAAAGGTCTCGGCAATATCACCCATTGTGCCGTCCAGACCATTAGGATAGTTTGCGCCAAGTCCGAGAACATGAACACTGGAATCCTCTTCCATAACAGACCGTGTAGCCAGCTGGATAGCTTCTGTAAATTTACGCGTCATGATAGACTCCTTCAAAAATCTCAGTGCCGCGCCGTACCGGTAGATCCGGAACTTGACTCAAGATAGAATCTGCGTACGCGGAAATCCGATCGTCGATCAATTCGAAATCTTCGACAGTTCCTATGCTGGCTTCCAGCATAGAATCCCGGAGTAATTCGATAGGATCATTTTTCTTGCGAACATCTTCCGTATCCACAGTACGCACACTTTCATCCTTGAGCGGTCCCGAGTGCGACATATGCCGGAAACATCTAGCGTAGAGTACGCCGGGTTTACCGTTACGCGCAGCTTTGATCAGCATGCCAGCTTGACTGAAAACATTTGTGAAGTCATTTCCGTCGCACATCAAGTAGCGGGCACCGAGACCCTCGTAAACAAACTTACGAATAAACAGCGGTGAGCGCCGGGCAGACTCCGGCGAATTGACAGCATATAAATTATCTTCAATCACAAATACAATCGGAAGTTTCATGGTTGCTGCGAGGTTCACACTCTCATAGAATGCACCCTCTTCGGTAGCGCCATCCCCGACAAACACAACAGTAACATCCTTTGTACCGGCAACCTTCTGTTGGAATGCGCTGCCAGTACCGATGGGCGCTATACTCCCCAGGATCGGTGTGGTGCCCATGAAACCTTTGTCGCGAGCCAGCATATGCATTGAGCCGCCATAGCCTTTACAGCAGCCTGTAGCCTTGCCGTAGATCTCCGCAAATAGACCACTTATTGATCCACCTTTGGCGAGATAGTGCCCATGCGAGCGGTGATTGCCGAACATACGATCGTTATCCGACATATTCAGGGCGACACCAACTGCCACGGCTTCCTGGCCCGCAGAACTGTGATAGAAACTGAAGATCTTATTCTCCAGAAAGTCTTTTGCGATGCGCTCTTCAACTCTGCGAATTGTCAGCATCCGCTCGTACGCTTCAAGTAGTAGGTCTGTCGGTAACAATCTAAACTCCTTCAATTGCCGGATCTTTATACCATGGATCGCCCGGACGTGGAGATATTTTTTCGATGAAAGGCCCGCCATACAACCCCGCTAAGGTATAGAAATACGTCTCTGCTGCCAATCCAACACTCTCCAGTGCTAGATAGTTAGTACCTCGGGAGTCTGGCGGAACAACGGCCCATGAGGTAGTACTCGGATACCTGTCACCCCACAATAAGCACGTTTTGACGCCCATTGCGGCAGCAAGATTGGTGATACCGGAGTGATAACCAGTTACCATACCGGCAGACTTTATCAATCCAAGCGTCTCATGTAGCGTTAATTCTCCGGTCCAGTTACAGGAACATGGTACAAGATCGACTAGATCCTGCAGTGCTGTATTGTAGATCTTGTCGAATGCCGCTCCAATGAATATAGGAATTAGGCGCGTACGATCCCGGAAGGCATTCAATACTTCGGCTATCTCTTTGATAGAGAAGTCCGCCAATGTGTGCAGATGGTCTCCATAGAAAGGCCAAAACAGAACCATATAGCCTTGGCCGGGACGATCTTTGAAATAAGATGGGAGACTGGCATACTCGGCAGCATATTGATTAATTACTTTCTCCGCGATAGGAGACATTTGCGGTTGCCATTCGCATGCCAGTTCATCCGTCTCGATAAATCCACCGGAATTGATACGCCCGTTATAGCACAGAAAGTAATCGTAACCCTGAACATTTTCAAAGATAGAGCGTCCTGGCCCGAGATATGCTTCTTGCCAGATATCCACATTCTGCCGGTCATTCGGTACTGTGACTATGTCGCTAACGTCAAACCAATCAAACATCTGCAGGTATGGCAGCGCTCTCAAATGCGAGTCGTGCTCGTGCGGATCGGTTACCATTGTCAGCTCGGCTCTGTCGATACCTTTAGATTTCAGAAAGGCGCGGAGCTTCACGAGGACCCAATAGATATCACCAATACCGGGCGGTATGAGAATTCGTGCTGTTGTCACGCGCTAAGATACCTCGGATTTGTATGACTGTCACGTAAAATCTGCGTCTTTTCGGAAATTGTTTTACCGCGCAAATCGTCTGCCAGTATCCGCAGGTTTCGGCCAACTCCACCAAGATTGATGGGAGCTTTCACAATCTTATTTGTTAATAGATAAGATGCGAACTTCTCTGGTTGTTCAACAATTAATATCCCACAGCGGCGGCATTGTAACCATTCATACCCGGCGTGTATAATATGCGATGTGTTGGGATTTTCTGGAAGGTTGCTATCTTTATAACTAGCTGCAGCAAACATATTCCACGGACAGTCTAAATATTCTGGTGCACAAACTACTTTTTCTGTACGCGCTCCGAGATAGCGCATATCCCCCGGCAGCCGAGAAATGCGCAAAAGCGCCCTTTCCATATAACTGACTTCCAATGGAAGGTGACGCGAACGCTGCATCAAATCACAGTCTACCCAATGATGCGCGGTAAGCGGTTCACTATGGCCGTTTAGCTGATCAATGAATACATCCCTTGGAATTGAAAAAAACCCAGATTGCGCTAAGTATGGATATGGTTTAGTGTCGATAGACATCCCATTCAGTCTTTCTATTAAATCGTAGTCTTGTAATAATAGGGTACTATAGTCTACTGGATTCTGAGCAAACACGATACATGTATTACGTTGCATGTATCCTACAGCAATCTCTACCGATCTACGATGCATGTATCTGTAGATACCAAATTGTAGTATCCAGGGATTACTCGCTAGCACTAAACTGTTATTGAACAGTTCCCAATGTACCTGCTGAGCAACATGCTTAGCTCTACAGGTAGGCATGTGCACAACCTTTTGCAGTCCTAAGTGTCTGGACAATTCGTCAACTGCAGCTTTATTCTCTTCGTAAGAAATATCCAGAAAAATAAGCTCAAAATCTCGGTATGTTTGCGCTGCCAAGTTGCGCAACATAAACTCTACCTGCACGAAACCTGGATAAGCATTAGCCGCCGTGATTGTCAGTAGTGACATCAATTCTCCTCATGACAATTGCGCCTTCCCATCTAGTATCGCCGTTAGTTTTGCAGCCTAGCATGTCTATAATTTCGAACCCAGCCGCCGTGATGATATCTGCTAGGTCGTCACGATTTAACCACGTATGATTGTAGTCTTCTGGGATATTGATACTTGGGCCGTCTGTGACTTGAATGTGAATCAGAGCGTACTTCCGGCCTGCCGCAAGCATCTTGGTTAGAATCTCTCGCTGATCTTCCACATTGAAATGTTTGAGAACAGCAAACGAGCACGATAGTTCTGCAGAGCGCCCTTCCAAGTTCCGGATATTTGCAACCGCATACTTGCCTTCAGGATTGTGCTCCTTAGCTACAGCAATCATTGCAGGACTGCCATCTGTACCTAGATAGTCGAACTCCGCCAATTCCGCGCCATTGAAGCCTGCACCGCACCCCAGTTCTATAACAGAGGACAGGTGATATTTGCGCATGACGCCGCGAATCCATCCGGAGAACTCCAAATGACCCTTCTGTTCTTTCCATGTTGCGACGGCTGCTTCGATGCGTTCCGGAGTCCACCATTCAATGAAATCTGGAAGCTTCACGTCCGCAAGGCTGTGGTCTACTGTCATATAAAATCCTCTCGGGTGTATCTCGGGTAATCCCTTCCCGGAATCACCACCATATTATCGTCGTAACAGCGTCCCAGATTCAGATACAAGCCTCCGCAAGTTGCAGCTAGTGATATTCCATGTGTCGGTAATACATCCTCGATCACATACACACCTGCATAGGTTAACCACGGAAGTAATATATGCGACGTTAGAAGCTGATCATACTGCCGGTGACTGCCATCATCAATAATCAAGTCGAACGGACCATATTCATATAGCTTCATCAAGCTGGCTGCGCTGGACTGATCGACAACAAGGCTGCGAATATTCCCCTCATTGATACACACATCTTCACGAATATCCACTCCGGTGATTTCAGCATCCGGCCACAATTCCGCCCACATATGTAAGCTAGATGCAGACTTCCACTCCACATCAGCCGGAAGTTGCCGTTGCATCAATTCCGGGTAGCCGATACCGATCTCCAGCACCCGTTTCGGAGTGAACCCGGCGAACAGCTTCTCATACACTGGAATATAGCTGTGCTTGTAATATTTATCTGAGCTGTATTTAATCGCCAGATCCGTTAGATTCATTTATAGTCCCGCCATTCTATTGATATTTTGTTTGACATCGTCCAGCGTGAATTCGCCAAAATGTAACGCGGTATATTTTCCACGTGCCATGACGTCTGGCGGCATCCATTTCGTAGAAAAGCCATCTTTAATCAATGTACACAAATATGGCTCGATCGGCAGTACTCCAGGCTTCGGCCACAGAGTCAGTACATTGTAGCCTAAATAAGCTGCGGTGATCGTTAGACCACTGGAGCCGCTACCTACTGTAAGAACTGCATTCTTCATCAAAGCTAGCGCCAGTAGCAGCGGAGTCTTGCTTACCATGTTGATCCAGATTTTTGACGGATTCTCGCCAGCTTCGATGATCTCTTCAGCGACCCGGTGAATATAGGTGACGTCCCATTCGCGCCCTAGTACAACCGGTTTAATTCCTAGTTTACTAAGATAAATACATGTCGCTGCCCATTCTTTGGGAGTCCATGCTTGCCCGGCAGTACATTCCTGATTCCAGGCGTTCGAAGAAAAATATACTGTTGCGTATTTACGGTCGCCCATTCGCGCTTTGACCTGCCGTTCGACAATCTCCGGTAATTCAAATTCAATGTTGAAATCGCATTTATATTCCGGCAGCCATTCCGACACTGGAATACCCGCATCCACATGTGGGTTAGCGAAGAGATTGTAGATTGGCATACTCACATCCGGACATACACGCCCGCGTGGCAATGGCAACTCTTCGAAGGTGCAAGAATCAATCAATCCACAATTATTGAGTAGATCGAACGATCGCGATCCGGCAAACTTATTCGCACAGACGGTATAGCAGATCTTGCACGGAGCTTCACGCTCGCGAATATCTCTAACTTTATTTAGTGTCCAGATGACATCACCAACTCCCGGAGGCCCGTAGATGGTAATCGTTTCGATACGCACTTCGGGCATAGCGGAGATACTTACAGTTTCACCGGTTATTTTGATATTAGTAACGAAGAAACCTGCAGTCTCCAATTCCTTTGCCATATCATTCGCGGGTATCTGCGCTATTGGATACGTGACCCACAACACACCATCGCGCTTGAGCAGCCCTTTCACCGCTGCCAAGGTTGCTGGCATATTTTTCACAGTTATGGGAGAGTTGATTGCAGCAGCGTCGTAGTGCCGTCTATATAAACCGTCTGGAACATCTGTACCGCAGATAAACGCTCTACTCATTATCGAACTCTGCAGCAGCATCGAACGCTTTTGCACCCTCAACCTTTCGAATTGTGGACAGCAGGCTATCGTGAAAGTGATCTCCTATATCATCCCAGGACGGTAGAGTTTTTGTTAGCTCGATTGCACGCTTGCTGTAGTCTTCGCGCAATTCCGGGTGCAAATACATACGCTGCATAGCATCAACGAAATCCCGCTCTGACGCTATGTAGCGCTTGGTATTCATTCCATTTGGAGTAAAGGCGTAATGTGACGGCTTGACCCACAACATAGCATCTTTAGCCCAGTCTGCCATACCGCCGCACTGGACAGCAATTTGTGGAATGCCACATGCCATACCTTCGTGATTACACATTCCCCAGCTCTCACCTTCCGAGGTAGAGATCATACAATCGAATATGCTGTACATCGCGGGCATACTATTTTCCGGTATGCCTTCCTTCGCCGTAGTCATCACATGACCTTTAATGCCGAGGAATTCAGCCAACTGCGGGATATTCCATACTCCACCCCTAAAGTTTGTGTGCAAGTAGAGGTACGCATTGTCCGGTTTACCGGCAGCTTTCCACCATGCCGCGAAGAATGCCATGGATAAATCAATGCGCTTACGCGGCTGGTTCATACCGACAACACCCCAGATAAACGCGTCTTCTACAGATTTTCCGGCAATACTAATCTGCATCTTACGGCGAGCATCTGCCTTATCGTATGGCATGTACAAGGAACTATCTACACCGTGACCGGCAACACTGTACGACCCGGTGAATCCAGCTTTAGCTAGTTCACCGATACCGTATTCCGTGTGGACAATTGTATGTTTTAGAGTACGTAACTGCGCACAAGTTTCCCGGCGCACATTCTCAGAGTCCACCGCGATATAGCCTACCACGGGAGGAAACTTGCCCATACTAGCTAGCATTTCCATCTGTATCGCTACGTTCCAGTGGTCATCCAGAACAACTACAATGTCAGGATCGACTCGCGTCAGGATACCTTGCAGCTTTTGGCCGGTAGGATCTTCCGGGAAAATCGGATATGGCATCTTGTGCGGCTCCCCGGTATAACCGATACCGTACACACTGACATCCCAGCCCTTTTCATATAGCCGGGTACAAATGTTTTCTGTTACCTTTCCGTAACCGGAAACCACACCAGCGTGACCGATCCACAGAACTTTCTTTGTTGAGGCTCTAGCAACCGATATTGCCGTAGCTGGCGCGGCAGTAAGCAATGCAGTACCTTTGTCGCGCATTCTGACTTTAGCAAGAAATCCTTTCTGGCGCAGCTGACGAACAGCTTGTTGTGCCAGTTCAGACAGACTCTTGTCTTTATAGGTTTCAATAGATGGGTGATCACCGGAGGTTATCGGATGTAATTCCGCGATGATATTCTTGACACCGGCAAAGGAACTGTGCTCGAAGATACCCCACTCCGAACCTTGACAGCTAAGTTTTAGGATATCTACCGGAGTCTGAATAAGTTCCAAGACTTCATCCAGACTGATACTAGAAAATCCTTTCTGCTCATCATACCCAAACACGTCTACACGTCCGGTATGGATACCATTCCCGTAATCTACAGCTTGCAGACGCCTGAGTTTCAATCCTACTGACCGCTTACCGGTAACCGCAGTATTGTAAATGTCGGTATTGCTCCCGCCATTGTTGACAGTTAGAAGTTCAAAATTACTCTTGTCCGGTTCAAAGCATACGATACGCGCAGCTCCACGATCCCGGCACGCCTCTGCGAATGCACCGATATGCGCTCCGACATCAACAATAACTTGACCTTCTAGATTTTCTGGGAGATTATAGGAATTATCTGTTGTGATTGCCTGTGCAATGGCGGCATCCCATGTGTTTGGACGGACTTTCATGCGAGAAAGGGAACCTTTCGATTTGACTTGACTCCGCGAACGGAACGGAGTATAACACAGCTCATGGCAAAAAAATTGTCAACATCAAAAAAACCTAAATTCAGTATTGCGAGTGCGATTGCACTGGCCCGTAAATCAGCCGGAATTGGCCCGAGAGTGTCGGCTATTCTCAGTATGGGTGATACATTACTGGTCGCTGACGGTTTCATGGATACAGATACTGACGATCTTAAACAGATTGTTCTGGTTACGCCGGACGGCAGGCTCTGGGTTCCAATGTCTGAGGCGGCTGTGCGCAAAGTACATACATGCAAGTAAAATTCTGTATCGACTGCCGACATTTCAGACAATCGTTGTTTAGTCATCAGGCGTTTTGTGCAACTACAAAAAAACGGATTCGTAATCCGAATAACGTAGTCACGGGACAATGGCCTACTTACAGCGCTGCTTATGATACGACCGAAAGTGACTGCAATACCTGCGCAAGCGAACGGCAGAATATATCAAGATGCGGGCCGGACGCTCGCAATTTCGAACCACGCCAAACCCTAATGGGTAAATTTGTACGTTGGTTAGTATACAAGTTCTGACCTATAGTTCAATAACAGCACGTCCGATATTACCAGCACGGATATCTGCAATCGTCTCATCCAGTTGAGGTAGTTTAATTCGATGTGTGATCAGATTGTCTATTGGCAATCGACCGGCCTTGTACAGCCTTATATATTTAGGAATGTCCACGGTCGGATTAGTCGATCCTCCGTCGCTGCCAAATAGCTGACGCCCACTTTGGAATGGTATTGTCTGTAACGAAAGTGTCTTATCAAGGGGTAATTGTGCAACAAAACATACACGGTCGGCAGATTTCCAAGCCCTTTCCATCACACTTGGAATTCCAGTAGTATCGATAGCCACGTCCGCGTGCGGATGATCTTCCAGATACAATTCGCTGTGTGTTGCACCGTTATTTGCAGCTAATCTCAGTTTATCAGGATTAATATCTACACCGATAATCGGGTATGCTCCTGCAAGTTTGCACGCCTGGAGGATAGTCAGTCCAACCCCGCCACAACCGTAAACAATGACGCTTTCGCCTATTTTCACACGAGCATCATTCGCGACAACTCCAATTCCCGTAGTAACAGCACAGCCTAGAAGAGCCGCAATATCTAACGGCACATCATCATCGATCTTCGTAACGCGGTTTTCAGAGACGATCGAGTACTCCTGCCATGTATTGTTTGCTCCGGCACCGACACGCACAGCGCCCCGAGTCTCTTCTGCCCACTCATAGGCTGGAAACTTAGCATCGATACCAACCCCTTTACGCCAGTGGATAACAACATGATCTCCTGGCTTGACGTACTTTACACCCGGTCCCGTATCCTCGACAATTCCACCACCTTCATGCCCGACACAGTGAGGTAGATATCTGTCAGGACCTTTTATCCCTGCCTGTTCTCCAAGCTGGGCACCACAGATACCGGCATACTTCACACGGACTAAAACTTGCCCGATATCTAATGAACTGGAATGACACAGCTCTCTTATCACGAACGGTTGGTTTAGTTCTTCGAGAACTGCAGCCTGAAATTTGTACACGGCGAGATAGCCTTTCTATGCGTTAGGTTGGTCTGCTTTGCCGACCGGCTTTACCGTAGCGGCGTTTTCTGGATCGATAATACTCGGAGGCGTACCGGCATCTGATGTGGCAGCCGGATTCACGGCAGCCGGGAATGCACTTACAGCACCATCACCCTCCAGCGAACCGTCAAGTGTCTCAGCTGCTTCGGACCGCAGTCCAAGCACTTCTCTTCGAAACTCTTCAACCGGGGAAATAATTTCAGAGAAAGCGGCGTTGACTCCGCCCATTCCAACATACGCTGCGATAGCTTTGGCTCTAATCAAACCAACAGTAGCCTTCTCCTTATCCGATAACTCAAACAATGATGGCCATGAAACGATATATTCGTTTCCTGGATTTGACAGTGCGCCAGCTAGAATAAGTCTATCGATAAATGGACGCAGGATAACCGGTTCTGCAAAGTTAGTCTGACGATCGGTAATTTTACCATTCCAGTTCACTTCATCCTGTTCACTGGCCATCTTACCCTCTTCGCTGCCAAGTAAGATACGCTGCGGAATACCGGTTGCGCTGGAAATTAAAGCTACCGTAACGCGAAATGCTTCGTCCGGCTTGACGTCAGAGCTTTCCAAAGTTTTCACATCATAACCCTGGACATCCACAACCCGGCGCAGACCGTGGATAAGCTCGTCCATCATATCTGTAAGCGCGTCATCGGAATCGACTGCCGCGAAGTTATCTTTAGCCTGCAGGACCATGATACGCTTTGCAGCTTGCCAGAAGATCTCGGCAGCTCCACCTGCAATCTTATCCAGGTCATAGAGTCTGTTCATCACATGACGGAGTCTAGGAGTACCGTAGATATCATTCTCTTTTAGATTCTCGGCAACATGGATAATACGACTCCAATGAACTGGAATCTTGGAATTGCGAGCTATATTCTGCTCACTAGCGATGCTGTTATTCTCAGCAATCATCACGGAATAGAATTCCGGCAAGCCATATCGTGGAGATGCCGGGTTCGGATCTGCCGTCTGTACTTCGCAGAACTCTTGCGATAACGGCGCGAGATAGAGCACGCTATTGATACCGTGACGCAATTTAGCCATCGGCAGTTGCATATCATCTTGTTGGCGAACGTCATCTGTACCAATTAGAAGAGCGCCATACTCTCCGATACCTGCAAGCCGGTCTGCGCGTTCCATGTAATGGAAAACTTTACGTAGTTGGACAAGCTTTGCCCAATCTGTCTCAAACTTCGTGAACTGCTTCGGATCACCCCCATTAGAAATGATAGGCTTTCGTCGCCACGTAGCGTTTGGCGGAGCATCCACGATACGCTGTGCGATATCCCCACGATCATACGCGGCATAGTAGTCTTGAAATACAAGAGATATCTTGTAGCCGAGTACGTCATACAGCGAACGCTGGCCATTGAATTGATAACCGAGACTCTCCGCAAATTTCTTGCGCGTCAGGATTGCTGACGTCAAGTTCTTTAGAAGGGCTGCTTGTTCTCCACTAATTGATGGACTTACAGACTTTTTCTTGCGCGGCATCGGGCTATATCATACCACAATAACCCATGTCAATTAAAAAACCTATTTTCGCCGTAGAATTTTCGGAAATTCGATTTCCGTTTTAGCACAAAAGGTAAATAAAAAGATTTGACAATTACACCTAGACTCTGTTACATTCTCATTCGTCCGAAACGTTTAGATGGAGGCAAAGCCGATGAAATCAAAAGAACAGAAAAGGAGTGAGGCAATTACACGAAATGCTGTGTATTCCGGTCTCACCCTCGAAGAGAAGGTCGCGAAGCTCGGATTCCACAAGGCGGCAAAACAACGAAAGCAGTTTAAGGCTGCTATCGAAGCGCGTGGGGTGAAAGCGTAATGATCACCCCTACTTTGAACGTCAAACTGATCTATCCCGAAACCCGGTGGGTCAAAGCCAGCGAGATTATGGCATGGGCTTCCGATGCTCTGGCGAACAACGAAACCGCCAAACAGGCTGAAACACTGGAAGAGGCAATTGCCATTCTTGAAGATCTCGGTCACATCACCGTTGACCGATCGCGCAGGTAAAACAGAAAATGCTTAACAAAAAACTCTCTTTCATCAATCCTGTACAGCCCGTCGAGCGGTCTATATGTAGCCTTAGCGTGCCAGATATATTCGGCCCGGCAGGGAAAACAAGTCGGCAGGACTGCACTATCTATACGTTTCCAGCAGTGCGTCATACCAATGGCTATATCGCAACCGTCGCGATTATTGTTATAGGTCAGAACTTGTATACCGGCGTTCTCGGTATCAGTGTCTGTACTCCGGAAGACGCTCCAAATTTCAATTTCCGTCGAGGCCAAAACAGTGCTGTAGGGCGTGCTCTTGAAAGTGTCTTCAATGGAGGCATATCCGATACACTTCTCCGTGGATTAAAATTCGACCTCGCGATTACGGACGGATTAAAGACACTCTTTCTTGAAGCTGCAGAGCGGGCCGCTGAAAATGCCGAAATTACCGGCCTAAGTTACGCAATTCGCAAGCTGTTGCGTAAACACAAGAACGTGGACAAACAAAAACTGTTCTCCCGCTGCTTGGGGATAGTGGGACGATGAAAGTGTATAACGCTTTCCGGATTGCATTAAGGTTGCGTCATGCAATCCTAGCTAATAAAATCCTGTGTGGCACATATGCAGAGCATGATAAAGCGATAAACAAGCTTATTCAGGCTATAAAATTCACACTTCTGGTGCCCGGTGATGACATAGAAGCGGTTGCAAGTTTGCTGCATATGGTTGCTGAGAAACTGAGAAACTGAGAACACAGCAGTGAGCAGAATTCATACATCGATTCGTAAATTTCGAGCTGGACTTCCGAAGTGGATTTGTGAGAATATTCATCGTCGCCAAGACGGCGGGTTCATGATGCCCGGCAACGGTTGGAAAGAGTGCCGCCGCTGCTTCCGTCGATACAAGGTTCTATAAAGGAGAATTAACAATGATGGTAAGTGATACAGACCGGAAAATAAAAGCAATCAAAAAACTCCGGGATATGTTCCCAGTACTCGGACTGAAAGATGCAAAAAATGCGGTGGAGGCTATAATTCCGCTGATTCGACGAAACGCAGATGATATCCGCTCCGCTATCATGAATGTAAACCGGTCCATTGGCGAGATTCTTGGGATCGAGCCTGAAAATTTCACATCTGATCACCTGAGCCGCATTGCTGCATTACAGCGTGACCGTGATGAATTGCTGCGCGAACTGGATACGCAGACCGGCAAAACGCCGGTACAAGACTCTGAATTGTGTTACAGACTCAAGGTAATCCGTTCGAAAGTTTTTGAGGGAGCACACACAGAAGAATGCCTAAACTACAAAAACTACTGGAGTCCGTGCACTTGCTGGAAAACCCCCGCACTCAAACTGCTTGATGCTGAAATATATCCGCTCTGCTATACAGATACCAAGCCGATTACATACTCACAGTCGTGAGATCAGCACTCCAGACCGCCGCCTCAGCCGGGGTGGTCGGAGGCTTCTCACAGCCGCTACAATACAGTTCCGCGACTGGCGATCGGTCAACGAGTTGACTGTTTGAGTCGTAAACATTGCGCATAACCATTCGAGCTTGAAATCGTGCACCGCTGAGCATGCAGCCCCAAATGCCGCCTTCCATCTTACCGTGAGCCAGTGCCCGCTGATAACTTTCGCGAGTCACGATTACGGGAATCTGTGACGGCTTCTCATGCGACTGGACTTTATCAAACGCTTTCTTGCGCTCCGGGTCGAGTCCGAGATATGGATTACTCGCCATCATCGGTATCTCCAGACTTATTTTCCACTTCTTGGATCATACTGAGTATACCGCCAGCCGTGCGCATGATATCCCGGTCTTTATCGAGCTGTGACAACGCAAGCTTACGCTGCCGTGGTTCAGCCTGCAATTCCCGCGAAATCCACTCCTGGACCTGCGCAGACATACTAATACCGGTCATGGCGCATCGGACCTTAAACGCCGCATGAACGGCTGGATCGAGATCAACATTCAAACGCATAATTTCTTACCCCACGCTGGATTGTATCACTGTGTCATAGACATTTACACATCATGTGCTACCTGCATGCATGGGGTATTGGAGCACAAGTCGAATACTCATACACATTTACGCTTCTTCGTATATCTTCCATTTATACGATAAGTGTGATAGACTGAATTCGACAGAACCGGAAGTGCTTTTTCTATATAGATAGTGCGGAGATTACACTAGCCAATCTCCGCGTGTGCCACGTATGACATGTGTAAATGTATAAATATACACAATTGTGTGCCCCAATGCCCCAGTACCCCGCGTGTACAGCTATTCTTTGCCGATCGTCCAATTTGCGGGTATTTGCGGGTATCATTACGAATATCCACCTAACTACGTACAAGTTGTGGTACACTCCCCGGCATGGAATCTAAAATCATCTTAGTCACAGGAATCATAGCCCCCGAAGGGCCGCACATTACCGCTACCGGCTACTCTTGCCAGAAGTGCGGACATAACTGGGAGAAACGTAGTAAGCTCTCCGAGGGACTGCCGCGCATTTGCCCGACATGTAAATCCAAACACTGGGACCGCCCGAAATTAGCCGGTCGCGGACGTAGACCTAAAATTACACAAAATCCCGTTACTGGAACACCAAATCCCGTTACTGGAACGCCTATCGCATGAGTGCCTCGAAAGCCTCAGAGATCATTTGCGAACTACTTGAGTCTCATCATAGCGGGTTTACTTCTACGGAACGTGCCGCTATATTTCTCAAACTCATGGCATGTAAACCGGCGTCCGAACTGCAACTGGACTCTTCCAGCTCTTTCTACCGGTACATCAAACTTCCTATTAAAGAAGCGCTTGACTTGAAATATGCAGACGGTGTACTATCTCACCGAAACAGTACAGAATTTGATGGCGATCCGATGGAGGAACTGTTCCAGGAAATGTTAGACTCTATACACTACTGCGATGAACTGAAAAATCGGGGTATCGATTACGAGCACCGCAGACGGCAATTCCTATCGACAGCGTTGGAGACTCAAACTCTCTGGCGAAACAGTAAGAAGAATTGACATGGAAAAAGGCGAGAGACAGCTCACTGGACTCGAATTACGTAAAGCTTGCTGCGAGGCGCTGGGGTGGCATCACGGCGACCGCTTCTGGCATCACCCGTGGTGCGGTAAAGAGAATGGATGCATGACCGGCTGCGGCGTCCGGCTGGCGAATATTGCAGGCCTCCCCGCCATCGAGTCCGACATTGGCGTGGCGTGCTCTGCGCTTCGTGATTATTGCAAGAAACGCAATTATGGATGGCGGATCAAGGAGACGGACCTGCTACGCGTGTTCATCTTCCGACGCGGGATGATAACCAGGAATCAGAACCTCACGATAATAACATTTCAGCGCGGTGACGACATCGCTGAAGCCATCGCCCGCGCCATCGTGAAAGCAGAGGAAAAACATGGAACTAAATCCTAACAAATTCGGCGCAATGGTCGAGTGCGTTATCTGCGGTCGTACCAAGCAGCCGATTGGACGAAGCGCACCGAGTGGATTGTCGTTGTGCAATTCAGAGTGCGGCGGATTCTATCAGGCTCCGCTGAGCGGCTCACTGTGGCCGAATGAATCCGAAACGGACTTCGGCTATCCGGTGTCCGATCAAGGAACCGTAATCGTGGAAGCAGAGGAGAAGATATGACCAATACTGGCATTTTCATCACAAAGGAAGAATTGGAAGCAGTAAAGACCGCGCAGGAATGCTCAGGCATGTTCTTATCCGGTGGTCGCCCGATGGGTGATCCTGAATTCGAAGTAGCGCAACTCGTGAAGAAATATCAACTCGATAATTCGTACGGATTGCGACTCGATACCGGCGAGTTCGTAAAGCCATGACCGAGAGACTCACGATAAATCTGGAGAAAAACGCATGAGACTGTCAGTGGAACGTGAAGCGGAGTTGAAAATCGTAACGACTACATTGCGGACCGGAATGACGCATCCTGTATATCCGCAACCTTGTCGGTGTATCGGCTGCACAATCCAGGAATTACTCTCCGAACTGGACGCCGTTCGCGAGGAGTTGAAGCAAGAGAATGAGCAAATTGATACGCTCCTTGCCGACTGTCAGGCCCATGGTTCACACATTCGTGAACTTCAAGCCGAGCTGAAGCAGACACAGGACTGCCTTGACAATGTTCGGAATGAAGCAAAGAAAAATGCACGTCGCGCCGAGCAGTCCGAGCAGCGGTTGGTGAAGGTGAGGGAGATTATCGACAAAGCACCACATGACAATTCCGGGTTTGGTTGTGGTCTAGTTCACAGATATGCAGACCATTGTAACTGTTGGAAGGCCGCAGCCGTGAAAGAACTACAATGAAGAAGCTCATTTTCAGAGATATCGGAATTATTTTACTGTACTGGGTACTCTTTCGGATCGGCATCACCCCCTTATTCTTAGGGTGGATCTACGATCACGTGAATAGTTGGCAGGTTACAGTAGTTGTCCTTATAATCGGCGCTTCCTGCTTATTTTACTCAGTCTTCCAGGAGAAAAACGCATGAGACTGTCAGCGGAAGAAGAGAAATTCTGTAAACATGGCAACCCAATCCCACTCTGCGTTAGATGCCTTCATGACGAAATCGACGCACTCCGCGCCGAGTTGAAGCAGGCGCAGCGCGCTAATCAAGAACTCCGCGATCTGAATGTGGCGGGTAAAAAACTAGGTGATTGGATAGATTTAACCTCCAAGCTCGCCGCCGCCGAATCCAGCGCAGGACAGGAGACTGACATGGAATCGTGGGAAGAAAAAAATGCCGATACTCCGCTCAAGATAACTGTTGAAGATGGATGTCTCGTCATACGGATCGGCGTGAACGTGATCGCCTTTGCCGCCGAGGAAATGGAAGTGAACAATCCTTTCGACGAGACGCTTGATGATTTTAAGCGGCTGTGGTCAATCACTGATCCTGAACAGTTCACGAAAGATTTAATCCGCGAGATCGAACGCGAAGAGGAAGATGGCACAACGCCACTGGCTCTTTTTCTCGACAAGATGTGCCTGAACGCAATTGAGGATGGAACTGAGGCCGTGAAGGAATTGGAATGACTGAGGCCGCACTCGCGCTTATCGAGAAGGAGGCACGGTGACACGAAAGAATCGAATTGCTGAACAGTGGAGATTGTTTGAAAAGATTCTGCCGAGGAAAAATGCATGAGTGAAAAGTTAAATATGCTGTTGTTAGAGAGTGTTCATGTTCGTCATTGTTCCTGTGCGCAAGGCTGGCCTGACACCAAATGCCAAGCTCTCCGTAAAAACATCCAAGTTACCATTGCCGATACGGTTGCCAAAGCGGAGCAGGCTGAATCCAAAATTAAAGAGGCGATGCCTTACTTGGAAGAACTTGAATATATCTACGAGTCTATGGGCTGCGAAGAGAACTTGCTAATAAACGTCCAAGAGCTTCAACTACGAACGGTTAAAGCTGAATCCCGCGTCACCGAACTCGCAGGTCAAGTGGCTGGATCGCAGGCACTTGCCGACGAGAAGTGTAAGGGGTTCTTACTCCGCAGCATCGAAGCCGAGAAGTCAGCGGAAGCGATGTCCGAGAAGGTCAAGTCCTTGGCCCCGCATGGAAGTTGCGCGTGCTCCTATGACAAACCCGGAGATGTGTGCATGCACCATTCGCCGCAGTTGGTTAAGGCCGAGCAGCGGTTGGCGAGGGTGAGGAGGTTTATCGAGGAGAGAGAACATGCAGAGATTTGCTCGTTTTGGTATAGCGGAAGACCATGCGACTGCTGGAAGTCGGCCTTGAAAGAACTGGAGGAAAAATGAAGCACACTCCTGCACCGTGGCATAGCGATGGAGTCTTAATCTGGGCCGGAGATCGTG